GATTGGGCTTGGTACGGTTGTGCTTTAACTGCTCAATCAATCGAAAACATCCTTGTCTCGTTAGATACTAACGGTCAATCCAACATCACACTTAAAATAGATAGTGGCACTAACGCAGCTAAAACTACTTGGTCAACTGCTGCAAACACTGCTTACAACAATCTGATCACAAAAGGTTGGACAATTGGTTACAACGCTTAAATAACTATGGGACCATTTACTGAAACAAAATGGATAATATGTCATGGGCCAGAAGTTGTTCATTTATCTGAACTCTTACCTGGTTCTTCTATAATTACCGGTCAACCAAATTGCGAATGCTACGACGACAAACAGGCTGGTTTAGATCGAGCTGCTGAACTTTCAAGTGATGAGCAATTTTCTTTTGAGCATCCTGATGAAAGCTTAATTTATGAACAGATCGACGTAGAGGAGATTGATGAACAGATCGACGTAGAGGCGATTCTCGAACCTTCGAATTAGGAGATTATTATGTCTGATGGAACAGCTAAAAAGAAAGATCCAGCAAAATGGGCTGCAGCAAAATCTCGTGCTAAAGCAAAAATGGGCGGTAAGCACTCAGCGCGTGCTATGCAACTAGCAACCAAATACTACAAAGACAGCGGCGGCGGCTATGAAGGCAAAAAGCCTAGTGCCAAAACGAATAAGCTCAAAAAATGGGGCACAGAAAATTGGCAAACTAAAGATGGTGACGGTGATAAAGCCAAGCAATCTGATGGTTCAACCAAGCGTTACCTTCCCAAAAAAGCTTGGAGCAAATTAACTCCTAAGCAAAAAGCTGCAACAGATGCTAAAAAACGAACAGCTTCTAAGCGTGGAGAGAAGGTTACACCGAATACTAAGGCTGCAAAATCTGCAGGTAAAGCAGCACGCAGCAGTGCATAAAGGGGCAGCCCCTCCAATAGCTAATTGGAAGAGCTATCAATTAAGCGGCTGGAAACTACAAAAAACGCCACAACCTAATCAGAAACTCTGACGTAGTTCTTCTTCGAGTTTCTTAGTCATACTAGCTAATATTTGTTTTTAATATCTATTAAAATCAGATTAGTTGATAATAAACGATGTCAAAATTTTCTAGCTGGTTTTCTCGTTGCGCAGGAAGTTGGAAGTCATACAGGCGATATTTAACGTTGCCTTCCTATAACGACGATTCATACAATACTGAATTTACAATTAAAGTAAACGGTGACAATGTCAATATTAATTGGAATGGGAATGTGAGCTCAGGTGATATGAACCTCACAATTGATGGAGATATCTTGCATCGTGACATTGGTTATTTCAGTGATGAACCAAATGACAGCAAATTGACCCTGCTTGATGTTGATACAGTTGTTTTGAACAGTGCCTATAACGGCATGGAATTCCGAGAGGAGATCCGTCTGCTCGATGACGACAGCCATCGTCTACGGCAAACCGTTGGATATCGAGACAATAAACCTTTTCTAGTGGGTCAATACTGGGAAGAACGGATGCCTGTGGAAAACTTTGCCATTGACTGATAAGCAAAGCTGATTGTTTAATTGGCAATTGTGGGCTAGAGTTAGTGGACAACGCTAATACCGGAAGGAGCGAATCCCTCCCTCTCCGTTAGCTAGCTAAAACCTCACTTAACGGTGGGGTTTTTTGTTAGACATGTATTGGCGTTGCTTATAACCCGATTAACACAATGAAAGTCTCTCAATTGCTTTTAGATGTCCGTGACATGCAGGACATCCGTGACTCAACATTCAAGTGCTGGCTCAAAGCAGCCAAGCCGATAGCTGATGTTGAAGTCAGTGACATCGACAGGATGACTGTTACTCGTTATTGGCAGTCTCAACTCAAGCCGATTGGCCCTCTTTCTCCAGAGACACTGCGTCGTCGTCTCAGCCTGCTCACAGGCATCTGGAACATGGCAAAAGATGATGAGATCATCGATGTGCCTAACTACTGGAGTAAAGCAAGCAGGAAGGTCAAACTAAATACGGATTACAACCGCCTAGGTAAAGAGTATCCAGTCAGACCCTTCAGATTCTACGGGCGATATCAGGCAGATCCTATCTTCTTAGCCATCTGGTACCACGGTTTCCGCATCGGCGAGATAGCAGGACTACTGCCTAACGAAATACGGTTTAACAATCAGATCCCTTACTTCCAAATTAAGAGAAATAGTGTGAGAGATATCAAGCCAGGTGCATATCGAGAAGTGCCTATTCATCCTGAGTTCTATGCACATGTCCATCGTCTGACAACTGACTACAGCATGTACCCCGGTAAAAACTGGAGCCAATTGTTTAGCGAACGTATGCAACTACCGAAAGGCGAAGCAGCACACTCATTGCGGCACAACTTCATCACTCGCTGTAGGACAGCAGATCTGCAGGACTCAATGATCTCCAAGCTTGTAGGGCACAAACCAAAGGGAATGACAGCACGGTACGGAATCTGGACTTTGGAGGATAAGTTAAAAGCCATTCGTCAGGTAAGGCAGTAATCAATAAAAACTACGTTAACTACAGTAGTTATCTATATATCTATGCTTTAAATCATGGATATATACTATATAAGACTTTCTCTAGAAAGGGTTAGATAGCAGTGTAGTTAGCGTGGTTTTGTAGTTAGTAGAATAGATGTGGACTTTATATATCTACGATTATGGCCATTTTAGAATCCGCAGCTTTTTGGATTGTGCTCGCAGCAGCTAGTGAGCTCATTGCAATTAGCCCACTTAAGGACAACAGTTTGATTCAAATGATTCTTAGCACAATGAAGAGCTTGAAAGGCGGAAAAAAGATCTAAATGTTCCAGCTGATGGGCGGTGGTTATTACGCTTCAGTACACGTAGTGCATACGATGAGATCAATCGAGCAGTACAAGCAAAGAAGTTCTACAAAACACTGCCTATAAAACTAGATAACGCCATAGAAGATGTCATTGAAGAAATGGCAGTTCCAGAAAAGCCAAAAGCTATTATTCAGGAAGATGGTGTATTTGGTGATGACGGCTGGAGCATAAGCAAGACAGCGAACTTCTACAAGAAAAATGATACCTAGGTTTCAAGTGCCGACACACACGGCACTGCCTGATTCGATTCCTATACCAAATATTCCAGTAAAACTACCGTCATTTAATTTGCCACGGTGGACTCCGGTGCCGGTTCCGCTCGATGAGCATCCATTGATGCAGGAACCAAAAGTATCTCCAAAAAAAGAAGAAGCAAAAGAAAAACCGAAGCCAAAAAAACTACCATTACCTGAGCCTCAGCTTCCACCGCTACCAGCAATACCTGAGTATCTTCTAGAACCAGATCCGGTAATTCCTCCTGTTGTGGAGAAAGTTCAGCCCAAAAAGGCAGAAGTTTCAATTATTGAGGTTCCAATTCTTGGTGAAATCCCCTTACCCACACGAGATGTTCTGATCACAGTGAGTTCAACAGCAGCAGTAGCAGCAACAGTTTCTGTAGCAGCAACAATGGGAGGAACAGCACTTTTAAAGCATTTGACTACTGTATTTAAACCAATATTAAAATTTATATTGAAAAAACTATTAAAGCGTAAACAGCTTACTTGGTCACGGCAGAGACTTTCCGTGGGATCACGTCAGCGCAAACTGGGTAAAAAGGACTATTAGGGTGGATCATGTATCCACTATCAAAAATATTTATACATTCTTTAATTCTTACGAGTTCATAGTCTAAGCGGTCTTTTTCAATCAGGTTGCGAGCAAGCTGTTTACAGAGCTCAACTGAGCTTCCATCTAACGGGACTGAGAGACTCACCTGACCACCAAAGTTACGGCTATGCATGTTGGTTTCTGTAAGCGTTTCAGTTTGTAGATAGTACGGAGTAACACTTAAAACAGCGCCATTACAATAATGTCCCTGCCTAAAACTTTGTGTACTTAACGATCCTTGATTTATCTGGACAGCTTGATTGGCCACTGAGCCATTAATACTCGCCTGAGGATTGGCAGCAACACTAGTACTCTCAGCAAAGGATGGAGACGGCAAGCAAATGATTACTGTGAAAAGACACTTAATGTATTGGTAACAGAGTCTGTTTGAATCGTGCGTGTTGTGTCGATCGTCTCTACTAAACCAGCCTCTCTTGATGTAATCTCTAATTGCCATGGGAGAGCCGTATCAACAATAACAAATTCGGTATTGGTATCTACAATATTAATGCTGTTGCCGGAATCATCAACAGCTTCTACGTTATCGCCATTCCAGACTGTTAAATCTCCACCAAAACGTTCAATAGCAGATACTTCATTAATTGATTGAGTTGTAGTAACTGTTTGCGTCATTGTGCCAGTCGTAAAATTAGGAGTTACAGACTGAGCATAAGCAGGTATCGCTATAAGAGATAATAGTAATAGTAGATAACTTTTCATAGTAAAAATGTAAATCTACTATTCCATTATACTGTCTAGTTCATGCAGGAACAAAACAATAATAATAACAATTGGTTTAAGAATATAGTAGTCAATGCTGTGCCGGCTGGAGTATTGGTTTGGGCATTAGGGGTCTTAACAGCGAGTTATTTTGGATACGCACAAAGCGTGGACTCAGCATTCATTAGTTCACTTGTGACTACAGTACTGGCAAGCTATGGTATTACACGAGTTGAGCAAAATAGACGCCGTTAAATGATCTATAAAGAATCATTGCTAAGTTAGACTATCCGTAAGTTGCTAACAACAACTACATGGGATATGTTGAAGACTGGGGCGAACTTATGTTCAGTCTCCAGTGCCTTTCTAAAGGCTCCGCTAAGCGACAGTTCAGACAAGACATACGTTACAGTTTCGGAGGACTATGTGCATACTGCCGAATAAAGAGAGCTGACACTATTGACCATTTAAAGCCCCGCTGTAAAGGTGGTAGTAATTTAAGGTCAAACTTAGTGCCGTGTTGCAAGGAATGTAACCACTCAAAAGGAAGTCAATTATGGCTACCCTGGTATCAACAACAGCCTTTTTATAATGCTGTTGCTCAAGAACTAATCGAAGAATGGATAGCTAACAAGCGAATGGACTCAGAAGATTATGACAAACGAATTGACAATAGAACAGAGGTTTGCCTTACAGCGAGCACGGTATGAAGTCACAAGAATGAGCCGAGGTGCATTAGAGAAAACTGCTGTACGGTTGCTTAAGTCGCGTATGGAGCAAAAGAATGGGGTGCAAGGAATGCTTATGGGAAACGGTATTCTATTTAAAGTACAAGAACTTCAGACAGGAATGCCGGAAATCATTTCTGAAGATACTTTTATAGAGCTATTGAAAATGCAGGATGATGTACTTCCTTCTGACATTATGGATGAAGGATGGGAAATTGATGATATTGATGATGACGGTCTCACAATGATGTGATATCTATTAGACTTGCATTAGTCTAGATATCAATATGGAATACGCAATTATAGGGTCAGTACTTTCGCTGCTCATTAGCATGAAGTTCGTGGATTACAAGTCGAAAGAGACTGAAGAAAAAATTAATAAATTAGAAGCAAATATTGAACTTGTCAATAGTGCAGTACAGGTTTCTGAACGGGAAGCTCCTAAGAAGACGATGATGATGGTGGCACCTGTGGCTAAAGCAGTCAAGGAACTTCAGACAACTATTGGCGTTTCGTGAAACTTACTCAAGTTTTTAAGCAGTACAAGCAACCGCATGAAATTGCGGCAATCAATATGCTTGAAGACTCAATACCAGCAGAACTGCTTGATAGGAATGCAGACTGGATTGTTTGCTTCTATTCAGAACCACCAGTAAAAGAAGCACTTATAATGGTAGAAAAGATGTGAAATTGTAGTGTCTGCATTTAGAGGTGAACCTATTGACCAACGACGGTTGAATATGCGTGATAGGCATGATTTAAACGCGGGCGGCGGTCGTCAAAAGGAAGAACGGGCACAACGCTACTTAAAGGCGTATAAAGGTGCTGTCGCTTATGAAGCAAAGAAACCAATCAAAACAACAACTCAGACGCCTGGTACTGGTGGAATGACACAGGGATTATCTATTCAGCAACAACGTCAGCGTGATATTGGTGATCAGAAGCGTCGCTCTGAAAGCTTTAAGCCAGATATGGATAACTCTCTATATGATATTTATAAATAAAAAATAAAAAAGAGCCCGGTGTTAACCGGACCCTGATTTAATTTAGGTGAGAATAGTTTCTATAATTAATAAAGGCTATGTAATAATTAGATGTTTCGTAAAGCTGGCGATATTTTTGTAGGATCAGGTCGTTATGGACAAGTTTACGAAAGCCCTATTCCAGGCAGAGTAGTAAAAGTAGGCGAAGACATACGTGGCATGGAAGATGAAGCTGCTATGCAAAGAGAAGTGGCTGAAATGGGATTAGCACCCAAGGTCACTGATGCAGGTTTAAATGATGATTACATGCCTACGATTGAGATGAATGATCTTCGTGCTAACTATGAAAAGCATGGACAACGAGCTAGAGGGTTTCCAGAGGGAATTGATGCAGTACGTGTCAATCAGCAGTTAGGTCAAATGGCTTTAAATAATATATATTTAAAAGATAGACATAACAATAATGTGCTTTATAACAAAATGACTGGCCGTCCTAAGCACATTGACTTTGGTATCGCAAATCGGGTGACTGGAGCCGATCAAGTGCAAGCCTTGACTGCAGTCACAAGCGATGGATTTGAGGCAGCTGGTATACCTGAGATGGGTGATATGCTTCGTGGCATTGTGTATGACTACCTAGAGGGTGGTCAAGTTACAGAAGCAATGGATGTAGCAAAACAGGGATTTAGTCGTCTACAGAAAATTAAAAATATTGCCCCTCAGTAGAGGGGACTAAGCGTTACTTGGTGTATGTACGACCACGGTACACAAAAGTGCCGTGTGTTTCGTGTGAACCAGAACCAGGTGTGTATTCAACGCCACGATAATGTGTGTCGTTAATACGTGCTAGCTCAAGCTCTTTACGAGCACGCACCATTTGCTTACGAGCAGCTTCAATGCTCATGATTTGAATGTTTGACATTTGGAAACTCCATAATTGGGTGAAGATTCCCGTTCCTTCAGTCCTGTCTGACCTACTTGCGTCTTGTGGATCATAAATTACAAATGGTTAACGACAAAGATATTTGTAGTTAACGAGTGATCCACAAGATGAACGTATTACTATTCTAGTTGATGTCTAAGCCTTCTGAGAATCCGAAGTCAGGAATTGTGAAACCTCCAATCTTCCAGCGACCACCACGCTCACGTGCCTGCTTCACTTTCTTTTGAAGTGTTTCTGATTCTTCCTTACGCTTAGGACTTAGATTAGGAACAGTAGCTTGCATACCAACAGAGTCAGATAATGAACCTGCACCTGCAAGTGGTGCCATTGTCCTTGGAGTAGACATTGCTTGAATTGCAGGACCAAAGTTACCAGAATCTACAGCTAACTCACGTGCATTCTTTCCTGTAGCAAGAGTGCTTGCAGTATCGATAGCACCAATTGCAGTTAATGGTGTAGCAACAATAGAAGAAAGTGCTGATAGAGCGTTAGGTGCTTGAGTTATACCAGCTTTAACGAGTCTATCTGTTGCCATACGTAAACCACCACCAAAAACTTCACCACCAACATATCCACCACCTACAGTAGCAGCTGCTTCTCCAACCCTACCTTCGCGTAATAGTTTGGCAGCTTCTGGTGAAGTCAAAGCAGCACCTGCTATACCCATACTTCTACCTTTTACAAACTTAGAATAAGCAGACTGCTTAGGAGAAGCTGCTTCGGGAGTCATTTGAATATAAGCATCAGATTTTTCAGGCAGAGGAATATGATTAGGTTCAAATGGATCATTATTTTCTTCGAGTAATGAGCCCCAGCCAATACGTGATTTAGTATTTGGTTTCATATTTTTAAGAGTGAACTCTTCAACCGTAGGAACTTTTCCAGTAGCTCTACCAGGATTACCAGATACAGGATGAGGTGATGCCAAATCTTCTACAACTCTAAATTCAGATTTACCTGTAGCATCTGAGATTTTTTTAGTTAAGTCTGATAAGTATTGAGAATTACTAACGTATCCTTTAGGTTGTGGTTTTAGTCCAAGTTCATCTGCAAATTGATAAAGATCAGCAGCAGTTGTCAATCCTCCTATACGTCTACTTTCACTGCCAAACATTATGTTTTGCGATGAGTCTTCTACTCCCCATGTAGGGCGAACACCTTTAGTTGCTGCTTCATTAGCACCACCTGTATATAAATACTTTCCTTTTTCAGAAGGTTGTAAATCAGCTCCACTAAAGTGAATAGATGGGTCAGCCGTGCTTAGTTTACCAGCAGCATAATTGTTATCTGCATAAGAGTAAACAGGATTACTTCTGTGTCCCCAAAGGGTGTTAGAAGTTTGAGCACCAGCACCTTGTTGCATTCCTTCTTTAACACCACCAAACCTAGAAGAAGTCGCTGTTGGTGTGACAGTGGCAATTGATTCTAAGCCATCTGAGTTTCGTAGATTGGTTAGATAACCTCCTCTTTGCGATGTGTCAGGTGGAATGAAGTCGGTTCCTTTGAATGGGAGCTTACGTGCTGGATTAAAGTAACGACCATTTTTAATGTAGTCAGCTTTTAATTCAGGATCTAAACCAGAAATATCCTTAGCAAAATCGAGACGATCAAACGAATCTGTATAGTCAGAATTGTTTCTAGTGTTATTAAATATTTGTGCACCACCAAAACCCATTCCACCAATACCGGCATATAAAGCCTGCTCTCCTGCAAATTTCTTTACAGCATTTAATCTGCGTTGCCCTTCTTTGGTAACTATTGGTTGGCCGTTTGAGTCACGGCGTGATTCAGGATTGCCTCCTGGTCCATAGTAAGCCTTAAACTCAGGAAACTTTGACATAAGGACTACAACTACATGATCTTATTTTAACGGTTGAAATCAAACTCAAATACGCAGCCTTGTAACGTTGGTTTGATACCAAGTAAGCACTCTTGGTCAAGTTCTCCTTGACCTGCCCATTTCTCTAAAGTGAAGACTACAGCAGAATGTAGCGCCCGAACACTCCGCTCGTTCATCGTAAATGTGATTTCTGTTTGCTCCATAGATAATAGTATATCTAATGTGTATCTTGCCAACTAGCACCGGTATCAGCAGCAGCTGTAATCGGCACACGGAACTTGTAATACTGACCTGCAATAGGTGCAGCTTTAACAAGTAGTTCTGCTACATGGTCAGCTTCAGTCGGCACAACAGATAGCTGAACTTCATCGTGCACATACGCACAACGGGTGTAGTCACGGTCGTATGTAAGACCTGCTTGATCAAGTAAGTCCTGCCCAACTACCACCCAACGCTTGCTGAGGATGGCGCCACATGACTGGAGTAAATAGTTGAGTGACGCATGCTCTGCGCGACAGAAAATAGGGCGGCCATCGAGGCCCCTAAGACGACCGGTATTACGGACTTTTTGTTTAACAGCATCAATAAGTGGCTCCAAACCTGGGATAGCATCAAGGAATTTGCGGCGTAACTCTTGCCCCAGATGTTTCTTCTGTGCATCTGACAAAGCAGGCTGCAGAATATGAGCTAATTTTAGATCTCCAGCTCCATAGATGAACCCATAGACTAAACTTTTGACCTCAGATCTTGTGCAACCAACACGGTCAGCATTCTGCTGATGTATATCACCATTCAGCACAACGTCAGCAAAAGCTCCCTCGTCAAAGACTGATAGGTAGTGCCCGAGCGCTCGAAGTTCGAGGCCCTCTAGGTCAGCACCGACCATGACGTGGCCAGGATGCGGAATGAAAAGTTGACGTGCCCACGGTGCAGAAACGACCTGTCCGAGATTCGGACCACGGTGTGCGTTACGCCCTGTCTGCGTAGCGAGGCTGCAGCTGTGATGGATGCAGTTGTCTTGTTCAATCGTGTTGAACCAAGAGTTAGCACCCTCAGACAGCTGTCCAAGCCACTTCTGCAGGGTGAGTAGACGAATGAACATCTCGCACTCTTCATGGAGTAGATCGTTTTTCTGCTGCAGTGCAAGGTCACGGATCTCAGCTAAGCAAGCTTCATCCACCTTTGGCTTACCGCTGTCAGTGAGCTTGGTGAAACGAGCACCACGGAACTGCTGTAACGCCCAGGCGATGTTCAGTCTGCTAGTCGGATTAAAGTCGATCAGCTTTGTAAAGGGAGCGCCAGCCACATAACCCTTTGCTTTGTTCTGTCGTTTAGGCGTAAACACTTTTCCAGGCACGTAAGGGAAGCGCTTGAGAATTGCAGCTTCAAGGTCTTGCATTTCTGCAGAGAGCTCATTACGAACACGTTCAGCTGCTGCTATGTCAAAGCGGAAGCCTGAAGCTTCTTGTTGAGACATAATCTCAGCCATACGCATTTCAAGTTCAACACAATCAAGCATCTAGTTTCTCCATAATTGATTAAATCTAAATTTGAGTTTTTCTCTTCACCAGGTTTATTAGTAGAAAGCTAATTTGTTAGGCATAGTCGTTCATTCTGCGAAGCATTAGTTCATATAATTTGACAGTAACTTCTGTATCTTGAATACAGTAGTCAAGCATTTCTGGTGTGTATACATCCCAGGCAGCTTCGTGTTTACCGAAGTCACCTTTAAAGCACTTAAGGCGGTAGCCCCATGCTTCTAGACTATGTCGTCCATAGAGTTTTTGTGGCATACCGTAAGGCCTACGCTCTTGATCTCGCTCCATGATGTGTGGATAAAATAATCTGCTAAGAACAAGCGTGTCGATAGCTTGTCCTTGGAAATTAAAATCATACGCTTCTTTGATTAAGGGGATGTCATAACCAAGAATGTTATGACCAATGAGTACATCTGCACGACATAGAGTATCAATGCCATCATCAATATCAAGACGTGGAGCGTCCCAGACAATTGGTTTATCAGCTTGACTTAGGTCTCGTGCGACAATACAGTGAATTTTAGATCCACGGCGAAGTAAGCCCGTTGATTCCAGATCAAAAAGTAGTGCTTTCTTGGTCATTGGTTTGTTCGTCATGTAGTGAAGATTCGATACGGCTTGGTTCTGTCGGGATATGAACGTAGAGGTCTTTGTTGTCAAATTGCTCTTCGCGGTCGTCGAATCTTGGTGCTTGATTGTTGGTACTGAAACGTTCGTCTTCATTATCAAATAGTGGTTCAATGGATATAAAAAGTTCTCGGGCTAATCGTGCCGCACGTCTAAATTCATCTTTGTAGTATGGTTCCCAATCGTGAGCTAGAACCATAATTTTACGAATGCCCATCAGGTACAACTGAAAGACAGATGCAGAGAAGGGATAGCGAGTCGAGTAAATGACAGCTCCAGTAATTGGAGTGCCTCGTTTGCAAGCAGTGGCAATAGCATACGTTATGCAATCAAGTTCAACTTTGCAGTCGGCAAGGATACTGCGGCCATCACCACATATTTCACGATCACGAATAATCACGCAACCACCTGGTGCGATTGGATGTGTACTAGCAGTAGCTACTTGCTTGGCTAAATTCATGAAGTATTTATCTTTGTTTTTGATAAATGTTGGATCTGACTTAGGTGCAGGCATATCTCACATATAGAGTCGGTTGTTTCTATATTAGATAGGCAGGCTAATAAATGAGACATATGGATTACGATGAGTTCAAGAAAGAATATAAAACATATATGGAAAATGATATGTGGAATTTCAACCAAGAGGAAGATTCTATTGAGCCTGAAGGTGTTTCGAGACTTACTGATTTTTTAGAGCGTCGTAACAAAGTAGTTTCATTATCTAAAAACTATACAAGTCCAAACGATATGGTCAACAGTCCTGCACACTACACTCGTGGTAGTCAAGAGGTTATTGACATTATCGAGCAAGCTATCAGTGACGCACCCAGTAATACAGAAGGGTATTTACAGGGGCAAGCACTGAAGTATTTACTTCGTGTTTGGCTGAAGGATAATCCGAAACAAGATTGTGAAAAAGCTATGTGGTATATGAATCGATTAATTGATAAGCTCGACTAAGACAGTGCCGGCGTTAGCCGGCTAACATCGTTGAAAGTATAGATTACCATCAGCATGTGAGAGAGATTCGAACTCTTGAATATGGGGGCTAATTTTTTCTAATACAGTTTTAGTGTCTATAGAGGCGTGTCGAAAGGTACATGCATAACCCTCGGCAAAAGGGTGATGCTCGTGTATTGGTATGTACCACATTAAAGGTATTAAACAATCCCATAGTTCTAGGCCTTGCGATGCCCAGCAATTAAGCTCTTCCAATCGAGCCGCTGTTTTGATGATATGGGCTTCGTGAGCTTCAGTTTCAGGTAGAAACAGTTCTTGGTAGGGAGATACAAGAGCATGTCTCCACATAATTGTCCCATCCCGATGTATTAGCCGGGAGTGATGCACTTGATTTCCAGAAGGTAAAGTGTAAAAAGAAGAAGCTACGAGATGCTTAACCATCAGACATTACCTTTGCGTTCTTCGTAATATTCAAGATCTCTTTGCCAGGAATCACCAGTAAACTCATTTAATACTACTCTGCCGATATCACGGAAAGTATTATAAAAAAGTGAAACTTTATCGACCGAAGTTATCATGACATCAATGGGAGGTCCGTAAATGATCAAGTTCCAGGTAGACGGACAAACTGGCTCAAATCCCTTAGCTGTTGCTCTAAGTTGTTTTACCCGCTTGAATGGTATGCAGAATGGATAATCAAGCAGAGCGGGAGCTGCTCGTATAATTTCCGAAGCACTAGTAAAGAATACAAAACTATTAATATAATGATTACGATATTCATTAATGGTTTTGTTTAGCCAAATTCGATTTGTACGTACTGCACCTTTAGGTGAGACGAAGACATTTCCATGCCAATGTTCTTGCAAAGGATTTGCTTCAACAGAGGGCACAGATGTTGCATCAACAAGTACCTGCTGAACTGGATCAGACGTGGGGTCAAAATCAATTGATCCCATAACTGTACGAGCTCGCTCAATGATTTCAGGTGTTGGATATAGCGGTAGTTTTAATCCAGATGCTTTTAGCTTATCCGCTAAATTCTGCTGTGACCGCTCGGAGGCTTTCTTGGCCCCCTCCTGCTTCGATACTAAATGTTCTTGTTCCAGCATTACTGATCAGTGTAATTAATACGTTTTTAGACCAGTCATTCTCGTCAATTTGCTCAAGCAGCGAACGTAAGAACTCCACAATTTCTGTATCCTCTTCGCGTTCAGCAGAGACTAAATCAGATTCAACATCATGCCCAGACATATATGTTGTGGAGTCGTTGACTAAATTGATAACTAAGGAACCTGCGCCATTGGCTTCAACTCCATTCATTGCAACGTTAATTAAGTCTGTAAGTATAAGCTCAGCAGTAGCGGCCAAAAATTTTTGTTCGTTATCTTTCTCTTCTCCGAATTTATCAGATTGAAGAAGTTGCTGAAGTAGATCTGTACGTCTAGACATAATTGAATGACTCTTTAATAAGGATAAGTAATTTAATGTTCTTCTGTGGGGTTACTATCGTTTTCCTCTATATCTGTTGGAGCACGAAATAGTCCAGGATCAGAAGGCTCTGTTTGAGAAATATGAGTACCGGATAACATATCGTTCATGACAGCTTCAAACCGGTCTGCAAATGCAGTAGATGGATCTAGAAGAAGAGCTGCTCTAGCTTCAATTTCTTCTGTATTGTCATTCTTCTGCTCTTCTTTTAATGCCTCTTCAATCACATACTCAGCAACCTGCTGGCGTAATGTGTGAAGCTGACATGCAAGTTCAAATGAATCAATATAACTGTCTTGATCTACAAATACACCAACATGCTGCGGAATTAGATGGAACGGGTTACAGCAATATTTTTCGCCACATGTTGTTTTGACACCAGTGAAACCTAAGTCACCCCACGTTAACCACATTGCAACTCGCTGAGGATGATGCTGAGTGGAAGTAGAGATTCCAGGCCTACGCCATGAAAACTGAGGTTGCTTTGTTCTAGGATTAACAACCCCATTCCACAACCAGCATTCATCAGGCTGACCTATATCAACTTGAGACCAGAACTTTAATGCCTTACTTCTATATTTTTTAAGCAGTCGGTCAATATCAAAGGAAAGCATTCCTTCTCTTGCTGAGGCAACACAACGAACACAAGCTTGATGGCTGTCGTAACGCATTGAGTGTGAACTAAATCGTCCTAGCGAATGTCCACTGTAGATGCATAATTCACCCTCTTCGGCAGTATTGGACATTTGCATATGACGTCTGCCATATGCATGTCCTCCTACCCGTTTGTTAGGTTTTGCTTCAGCCATATTAACTTTTTACATGTGGATTAACATAGGATCCACCCAATGCTGGATACTGATCTTCATTAGGTAATGCGCTTAACTGATGATTGATCATGTATTCATAACGAGTGCTATTTTCATACTTTATACGAACAAGCTTCGATTTGGGAGTGTAATACTCAGGATTGCCTACAACTAATGCAGTCATGTCATTAGGCGACACGAGCACTCGTAAGCCGATTTTAATATCAGTTGATTCCATTTTAAAAAAAAATATATTGTTTAGAAGTCGTTGAGAATATGATCTTCTGTTAGTGGATCATCAGATGGACGAATCCATAGACGAATAGACTTAACTTTATTAGTCACAGGATCTTTACGTGAAGTATTTAATCGTCGCCAGCCAAGTGTCTGTAGGACATCAGCTACACGTCGAGCTTCCCGCCTCCCTTGTTGCCTAGGGTCAAGGTCAAGAGCTTTGGTAAGAACCTCAGCAGCAGTAACCTCTTCTCTAATTGTGACATAGTGACTAATTTTTTCCATCCAAGGATCTGGATCACCAAACTCTTGAATGTACTCAGCTATTTGTGCAATTTCCCCACTATTGAATTCATATGAATTGCCATTTCGATAGGCTTGAACAGCTGAAGCCCAAAGGGAATCACGTTCATCGCTAATCTGCTTCCAAGGAATAAGGAAGCCACTGCCAATTTCAAGAGGTACAAAGCGACGATTCCCTGTACTGTCAACCAGAAACTGATTACGATTAGTCGTGCCAATCATAACAAAGCGACGAAGAAGTCGCTCTGGAAGACTAGCATAAGGACGCCTTACTTCATCACAACGTGTTGTAATTAGATTCTTAAAGTTCTCAATATTACGAGACTGAAAGAAGTGATCAATCTCAGGAAGCTCTAGCAACCAAGCAACGTGCAATCTATATTGCTCTTTCATTAAGGTCTCCAATGGTGTAGAGACTTCAGCAAAGAGCTTCTCAGGAACAAGGCTACGGCTAAACATTGACTTACCGACGCCTTGTGCACCGACTAAGATCGGAAGCCAGGACATAGAGCAGCCAGGGTTATAAGCACGAGCTACTGCACCAATCATCATCCGCTGCATAGCTAGGGTTGCTAGTTGATGCTTATTACCAAGAAATACTTCTCCTATGGAATCCCAGTCTTTATGTGGAATTGCATGTGCAGAACAGGAATCTAAGTAGCTCTTGATAGGGCAGTACTTGTTTTTACCTGCTGCATATTGAATAGCTGACTTGATACGTTGCTCAGGAATAAAGACGCCATACTCACAAGCTAGCTTGGTAGTCATTAAGTCAAGGTCACTACCCTCTAACTCAATAGTTCGACCTTGAGCGTTGTTATATTCAATAGCCCCAGTAAGTTGATTTTTTCGTAAGTTACTGAGAATTTCTTTGACTTTGTTTACATCAGCTTCACGTTCTTTTGCAGCATCACTACTAGAACGCTTAGGTCTTCCTTTAGTTCTTTTGGCTAGAGAAGAATCGGGAATAGGTTCGAATACAGGATCCAATTTCATCTCCATGTTATTTATTACTTCATCAAAATTTGGCAGAGCATCAAACTCTATATAACCTACCGCTGAACCGACTGCACCAAAGCGTAGCTCTGGAGGTAATTGTGATGACCAATTACTACTTTGTCGTTTAGCTAGTGAGTACAATTTAGCAGGGCCACTATGGTTACCGAGACCACGCCATTTAAATGGTTGTATATTTTCTGGTTTTTCTCCATGGTGCCCACGTAATACCCAGTCAACCCAATCATCAAAGAGTGGTTGGCCTATGGCCGCACAGGCTGCCATAACTGGCACAAAACGTGTTTCATATTCGCCGTCTTCTGATGGCACTAAAAAGTTTTTAAGTAGCCACTGACATCTTTTGACATCTGTATCAGTTACATCGGACGCTACAAAATCTGTAGGGTCGTCATAGTCAATATCAGTCAGTAAGAACTCAGGGACAAGAGCACCTTCATTAGTGAGCCAGTCAGCATTGGTGTTGCCATACCAAAGACGCTCTGACTTTTGACCACAGTTATCTTTAATAGTTTCAATACCGAGGTCAGCAAACAAACGGTTAACGACAAGCCAGTAAGCACCACGATGCTGTGACGTAGAAGTCAGTTGCAACCCCAGGGGGAATAAAGCACGGAACCTGTGCTCTGCTTCCGTATGACTAGCAGTGGTGTAGGTAGCAACACACCAATTACGTGCAGTATCTGTTTTCCAGAATGCATCAAGAGTAGTGTCACCATCAATATCTACAACAACTAAGTTGCTGCCTGATGCATTATCTACACGTCTGTGACGTTCAACAAAATGAGTGGCACACCAGCCGTAGCCGGCTTCCACCCATCCTCGTAGCCAAGTAAGGCTTTCTTCAATGTTTAGCCAGCCATGAGCTGGTTGCTTTTCTTTGTTTCGGCAGTCTTTATGTACTGCTATCCGCAGCTTCATTATTATCTTCCTCAGGGTAAAGTTCGTGAAACATTTTTGCTCTTTTTAAAAAGCGTGATTCATAAAGATCAAGCTGATCTCCATCAATGAAGATTGCTTGAGTAGTTTCTTCAGTAGCAACAAGGATGAGTGCTACATCACAGAGATAACCAACACGTTCGTTAAGAGCGTATCGGTATGCAGCCATTTGTTGCGCACACTTTTGAAACTTACGCCATCCTCCATATCCAATTCGATCTCCCCTGTCAGGTGAGAAAGCAGAGTAAGGAGCGTTACTTGTTTTGAAGTCAGCGATGATTTTGACACCACCGATTTCTCCAATTAAATCTGGACAACCAGCATATAAATGTTCTGTACTCCAAACATATGCAACCTCTTTATCATCACTACGTAAATGATTCCAGTCAGGACGAAGCGGACGTTCCGACCAATGAATTGTATCAAACCAATCGAGATAAGTTGAGAGTCCGTTCCAAAAACTTTGATATTCTTCAGGAACTCCAGGATCAAGGCCACGAAGATAGTTTTCGCAACCAAGATGAATGGCAGTTCCACGAATACCAGCAGCTTCTAAGGCTCCTGGGTTTTTATCTTGCCACTGACGTAAGCCTGCCTTTGATTTTTCACTCTCAGTACCGGAAAGGACCGTCGTAACTGACGGCATATATAGGCCGGAGCATAAGTATTTACGGTGTCCTGCGCTTGTTTGTATACGATAAGGCTTATCATGTGTTGTGGAAGATGTCATTAATAATCTGCGTCTTGTTCTACGCTTTGTGTGAAGGTGTCGCTGTACGTTGGGCCTTGGCGAGGCGCCGCCCCTGCCGCATTAGCTTGGGCTGACGGTTGAAACATTTGATATAGAGTTCCAACGGCTTGGCCGACTGCATCAACAACATTTGAATTAGCGTCAATTTGTTGCATAAGTTGTGCAACTTCATTGCGCATATCGGCAATTTCTCCACGCAAATCAATGATGTGATCCATCAAAGAAGGTGGTCGTGTAGCAAGTAAGTCTGGATTGGTAAGTCCGACTTGTGGTTGTGGAACAATAGGTGGAGCAGGTACAGGTGCAGCCGGAGCATTACCTGTGATTTGCTGCCCTGCCATAATTTGTGCAAGACGCTCCTGCATTTCAGGAGGTAAATTTTGAAGTGCGTTAGTCATAATTAAAACTCAGTGTTATCTTGTTCTGGTACAGCATTAGTTACAGTCGGTGCGACTACAGCGCCTCGCTTATCCTGTCCGCCAGCAGGGAGACCTTTTTCGTTAGTTGCACGGCCCTCAAAAGGATCCTTTCCTTCAAAGAAATTGGGGAGCCAAATACTATCTCGTGAGGTCTTCCACTCTTCAGCAATTTTCGCCGGTACTTTACGTACTTTCGGAAGAATACTATATGTAGTTTCCAGCCCAGCTCCCTTACGGCTAATTTTAATCGAAAAATTTGCCAAGCCTTCTTCTGTCCAAGTGTAGTCTTCAATTTCTTGAAGGACTTCTGTAAGTTGATCACGGATTGATTTCTGCTCAATAAATAAAACTTCTAATCGTGCACGTGTTGCTGAGGTTGCAACCCATGCAAGGAAGCGGCGGGGTTTGACATAACTTCCGTCGATTTTGGGGCGATCTGGTTTGGACCAGTCGGTTTCACGGGCAATATCAGTAGGAGAACCAGGGTGGCTCCTAGTAACGACGTAACCATTAAAGCGGAGGTCACCGGTCTTAGGATCTTGGATTTCTGATGCATACTGCCAGCCTGTAATAGCGTGACCTGTTTCATAACATCCAAGAAGTCTAAATTCCTCTGATTCTCCATCTTTTAGTGAACTAGGTTTCCAGTATGGTTGTGGTTCTTGTGTTGTAATTTTGTTGTCCGCCAGTAATTCTGGTGGAAGGACTTGTAGGTTCATATGAAGTGACTATCAACTATTCAAATATACTTAGTACAATAAGTAAATGTGAGTTAATTAGTCATGCGATTTGCTAAAGAATACGTAGATCCAGAGTTGCTTGAAGCTCTTCTACCAGATCTAGGTAGACCAGGCACGAATTACGACCAATATGAAATCTTAACTCCACCAGCGGAAGGTGGCTATTCAACATTCAAATTAACTCCAGAGTTGGAAGATTTTTTTGCTAGTCAACGTGGTTTTAGACACCATGGGTGGATGGGCGGACCAACACCAGACCAATACTAATTTTTCAAATCACCTTTCTTTGAAGCGTTTCCAGAGCGTTAATCGCTTCAGCTACACTCATTAAAAAAGCCGGTGCTAACCGGCAGTATTATTAGTAATCTGGCGTCGGATCAAGTTCTGTATATCCTACTGCTGAACCACTTGATTGTGGATTATTAGACTGACGTTGCTGATCAGCTCTGGTACTAAAGTCAGTTGCAACAATAGCTCGATATGGACTATCTGAATCATCTTTACGATATTCGCGAAGATAACCTTGGACGCAAATAGCACGACCTTTTCGGCACCTTTCAGTTAGCTTTTTCTTACGTGATTCGTGAGTCTCTAAGTAAAGCCAGGTAGTGACACTAGAGTTATCTAGTGAAGTACCGATTTTGACAGCAATTTGACTATTCTTGCGTTCTTTAATTTCATCGCTACCAAAGAATGCATTTCCAAGAACGACTTGATTGCAATACATATCTTGTGGGATATTGGTTTCTATCGTAGTGATAATCAGATCCAATGGCTTAGATGTATCGTCACTAAAGTGAATGTTGCCAGTCACTAAAGCTCTGGTGCCTGCTTTCCAGTTTTGGAAAGTTGTAAGTTTGGCACCGGCTTTGTCGTAACAGAGTAGACGTAGTTTGACCTCTGAGCCACTGTTACCAGCGGGCACAATAGCGTCAGCACCCCGATAGTCCAACCCATAAGCGTTGATTGGATCGTTAATGGGAGATTTGAATTCAACGGTTGCTGCTATAAAGTTCATTTAGACAGATATAGATATTATCAGTCTCAATCATATACATTAACCCCACATTGCGCGAGATATATTTGGAAGTTCAGTGTCAAGAATTTCACCAACTGACCTTGCAATCTTCATATGCTCTTTTTGGGTACCATTTTCTCCGCGTAAAGCTACGTAATGAAGCCAACTTCGGATTGTTCCTGACATATAAAGCCTGGTCACAGTATTTAGTGGCAGAACAGCACGTGCACATTCTTTAGCTACATCTGAATGCAACAGAGATTCATACAAATTGACTGACTCTCGAAAGTGATCGTCGATTCTATTCTTATAATATTCTAAAGTTTCTTTAGGTAGGTCATCAATAGAGTTCTGCCTATTGCTTGTGTCTTGTCTGCGTAATTCAGGAAGAACAGTTGCAAAAGTGTCTGTAGGAATCGCGTACCGTTGAGAAAACTCTTGAAAAGAAAAACTACGATGACGCAAAATCTGTGAAGAAATAGCGCGAGTCGTATGAATTTCAATGCACATTGATGCCATTTCGAATGGGCTCCAATGCTTATGTTTGATTAGATACTTAAGTAGTTTCTTTGAATCAGGATTGTTTTCATTAGAAGGATTGGAAACTCTAGCAATTTTTCCAATAAGTTGTTCAGCATCTGGAGTTACCCAGATGAGTTTAGCGCTGTGCATAACTTGTCAAAAATTTTTTAAGATTTAGGAGTCTTCATGTGTTGGGATTGTAGATTCCAATTTATCCTCTACTCTATCCAATTCAAGTATTTGGTTGACGTGATATTTTCGCCAATCATCGATAGCGAGTTTAAACCCTAATACAAGATTATTGCCAAAATCAGGCGAATCGTGCTGAATGTCTGCAATAAAATCAGCAAACATCTCTGCGTAGTATTTAGTTGTTCCATATTCACTTGTCATTCTTCTTTCCCTCCAGTTTGAATTCTTCCATACATATTTGGTCTGATGTTGCCGTAGCCAGATTTGACAGTCTTTACTTTACCTTTGAGAGGCTGTACTTTATCGTAGTAAGCATCAAAGATATCAACCTTATTGTAGGCACGTACAGCGTCATATAAGATTTTACCTTCAATTTGATACATAACAATGTGTGTATCTGAAGGCAAACCTTTGTGGTCAAAAGTCTCTGGGTCTATTTCTTGATCAAGTATTTGTATTCTGTTCAGTTCTTGTTTAGTAAATTCAAGCATTTATGCGTATTGAGGTAAGTTTTGGTTGGCAGTTTCAAAAAAAGCTGGCATTCTGCTAGCTCTTGTTTCCGCTAGACCTTCGGCTTTTCCACGGGTGTACAAGCTATCTGAACATCCCAGCCAGAAGTTCGACGAGAGATGCTTGTTATCTGCTTCCCCTTTAAGGGATTGAAGCACCCAAGCAACCGTAGCTCTTCTAAGGTTATTGAGCTCTTTGTCAGACGTAAGACCGAGCTCTTGGCAGACGAGGGTGTTGGCTGCGACGTGGGTAGTTTCGTCTCTGCTGATATCGGCGCTTGTAGTACGTAATCCTGTATCTCCGAGGAATCGGAAGATGGGGAGGAGAACGAAGAAAACACTACGCTCCAACACAACTGCCTTGAGGACTGGATGTCGGTCGAGTTCGAGCCACGCTTTAGTAATGCGCGAAGCTTCCTTCTCAATCCGATCGGGGATTCGATGCGCTTTAGCAGCGAAATTGAGGGCAATATCATGGTTATCTTCATCTTTAACGTTAGAAAGCAGCAGTTCTTTACATCCTTCAATATTAGGTAAGTCGCCTTTCATTGCCTCTGCAATAAAGTTACCAACAGGAATCTCTAAACTTCGCAATGCAAGTGCTCGTTGTACTGCTTCTTCACCACCAATTAGTAGTTTACCAGCAGATACTTGAACAGGTGTCCAAGTTCTTTTACGCTGATGAAGGTGAATATAAGGTGTTGCTGCTTTTGTCATTGGTATATACGGTGTAGTTTATTCAGCACAACCGACACAAAGTGTTGGGTCAGTGAATTGATCTAGGTTAGGTACAGCATCAGTCTCATCATCAATATCATTGAAGTCAAATAAATCACCAAACTGATTATCGAGTGCAACCATGGCATCGTCTTTAGCTTGTGTATTTTGATTTACTTGTAATGAGTAATACATACTTGTTTGCGGTGAAGTTAACCACTCATCAATAAATTGATCAGTATAGGAAACTACATCGCTCCAAGTGTTGTAGCTGTAACCGTGACATAGATTAGTACGCATCAGCATTTCCATAATGCCGTTAACAACTTGTGTGTAAACAGGCCAACCAACTTGATCAGCTGTTTCAACGTTGCCGTAGTCATAATGTTCTACGCCAAATGTAGAGCTGTCCCTATCAACTTTGCGCCCAATCGGTGGTGCGATTTCGGGTGCAGTTGTATAGCCTGCTCGGTCTTTGTAGCGATATGAGCAAGAGGCCGTTGGTGCAATTGCAAATGCTCGATCCATGTTGGCGGATTTAGCAATGTCAGCTGCAGCATTGATACCTGCTTGAAGTGCTTTTACAATCTTAATAGCTTCAGGAGTCACTAAATAATCACCATCAGCATAGAGGTGATAGTTAAGCGCATCAGCAAATTGAGCATATGTAACCCCTTCCAATGAAAGGAGATTAGCAAGACCAAGCATTCCTAAACCTACTTGTCTATCATCTTCTTGAGAAAGATACTCGCCAGTTTTCTCAACACCGGTTTTTGCATGAAGCTCGATGAGCTGTGTCATTCCCGTAGAGAATGCACCAACAATATCTTCTGGACGACAACCGCCTAGTGATATGTGTTGTAACAAGCAAGTGCCCCTTGATTTGAGAAAAACTTCAAGGCAAACGTTGGCATAAATACGTTCGCCTTTATTATCTTTTCGAATCTTCGCTAACCAAATATCGCCACGTGAGATGCCCTTAAGAATTGCATTACGTACTTCTTCATTTGCATTGTTCCACATCTTTTCATTAAGATTAATGCAACGTTTAGCCCATGGAATTTCGTGACGTGGTGTCTCAATGAACTCAAGGATATCTTTGTGTTCAAGGTCTAGATGCAGGACAACCGCACCATTTTTGTAGACACCGCCTCTGCGGAGCTGCTCATTAAGACAGCTATATATTTTGCCAAAAGAGACTGGACCAGAAGCTACCAGACCTTTACCGTTGTCTTCACCTGCAGCACGAAGCTTACTTAAATGAACAGCTACTCCTGCCCCAAATCTCAATCCGTGGCTGACATAGCGCCAGCTAGCCTCAATGCCATTACGGCCTTCCATACTATCTTCAACTACAAAAACGGTACATGAAACGGGCAAGCGGCTAGTAGGGTCATCAATCCAATTTTGAACGCGACCAGTGCGGGCTATTAAATTATTTTCCATAGGTATCGTAGTCAGTTGATGTTGTTTGTGGAACGCAGTCTTGGAGATTCGGAGGCATATAATTAGGACCTTTCAATACCTTACCGTCAGCCCTATAGATGGGTTTTCCTTGTTCATCTAGTTTACTCATATTAGAATCGTAAACGCGCTGCATTGCTTCATCTAGGTCAAGATTAAACGCAGCAGCAAACTGATAGCAAACAAAAACAACGTCAGATAGTTCTTTGAGAAGATTTATTCGTTTTGCATTGTTTTCGGGGTCTGCATATACTTCATCAGATGCATCTAAAAATTCCTTTGACTCTTCACAGATAAGGCCAACTTGCATGTCCCATAATTGCTTTTTGACGAAACCATAACGGGACAGATTGTCAAGTGATTCTTGATTAAATGTTTCGCGGAATATTTGTGCTTGTTCTTGTAATGTCATTTTATTTTTCTCTTAAGATAATGCGTCCTCTTGTTAAGTCAAAAGGGCTAAGTTCGACAGTGACACGGTCACCAACTAATAGTTGAATCTTCCGTGTAATAAGTTTACCTGAAGCACGACACAAGCATTTGTGTCCTTCAGGCTCCTCTAATTCAACGTTAAAAAAACCGTTGCCACTCTCTTTAAAAATCAGCCCCTTCGCTGATATTACGTTTGTTTTTTTGGACATAAGGCAAGTAATAAAAAATATATGTGATTAATCCAGTTGCTTCGTTTTCAGTTATGAATTTCCAGTCAATAGGACATTCAGAAAGCCATTTGTTAAATTGTTTGCGTTCTGTTTCGTTCATTCAGCTCATAAATTATCATCTATTTTGAGGCCATAGTATGTATAAGAATGTACTACTGCATTTTCATAATCAGCAGTAGCACATATCTCTTCTAACAGATGTTCGATCAGACTGGGTTTACAGTCAATGATCATTTCAACTTTAAACTTCTTACGCTGTTGCATTATTTTTGTGAGACGATGGGGCGCATTGAATCCATAAAAGAAACCGCATCTTCAGTGCCATATTTTTTTAGAACGTATAAAAGACATTTAGCTAACTGATTGTCAGCTATTTTTTGAACCAATTCTTGTTCTTGTTCTTCAAGCCATCCGTCTTTAGATAATGGATAGAGATAATCGTCACCATTACCAATAGGCGATGGATCAAAGTCATCCAAGTATTCTTGGTAGGCTTTGCGTTGTTCAGGTGTCATTCAGGAGAGATTGGTAGAGATACATGTAAATATTCAGCTTCTTCTATTAATTCAGACGGGGAGTATTCGCCCCATCCGTCATATAGAAGTTGTTGAGCAATTTCAAAGATTTCTTCTTTAGAAGCATCTTTTAAAATAGCATCAGTAAGTGCAAACTTGAGTTCTTGAATTTGTTCGTCTGTCATTCAGGAGGATTTGCGTAGGTATAAGCTTCAATGGTGCTATCAAGTGCATCGATGATTGCATTGGCACCAATGAATGTTTCAACAGGTTCTTCTGTATAGTCACAGTCTTCATCACCCTCGGCGTCAACTTCACAGTGGAGACCTTCGTAGGTAACAACCAAGGTAGGTGTTAGCTCGACTCCAAGCTCCTCTGCAAGGGCTGTGTAGTTACCGTTAGGTGCACGTAGAGGTACGTAATGCAACGCACTCTGTTGAGCTTCTGTAAGGCAACTTACGTGAGCTTTAAGTCGTTCGCAAGGCGGACAACCTGGTTGAGTGAAGACATATAGTTCGTACTGTTTCATCATGCTTTGGTTCCATCTGTGTAATAGAAACCTCCTAAGCAGTTTCTACTATTTGATACAATCACGTTCCTATTATGCTTATAAGAACGCATACCATGATGATAAACTAACATGACAGGTTCACCGACATTTACGGTGTCAAGTCTGGAACACAAGATAGTTTTTATCTCGTTTGGTTTACGTTTGTATTGCATCTCTGCTTCATAAGCAAGATGCTGAGTCTCTTCCAACGTATTTGAGTTAAACACAGCTACCATATGTGGTTTAGACACAGGGATAGCTTCCATCTCAGTGATGTAAGGGTTCATGATTTTGTAGTAATCAAAGGTTCGTTGTATTTATCAATTTGAGAAGTTACAACTGTGTTTCCCATCCAACGGTTGTAAGCATCAGGCAGTTCGATCATGAGCTTGCGGCGCATGTCAGACTGCATATGACTTTTAAGAAACTCAAGCAAGAGTTCTTTTTGTAAGTACGTTAGAGGTTCTGTCATTAACTTTTAAAAGTGATGCTTAGGAATGCTGCGTCATCTAGTAGTTGTTTTCGTACTTCACCACTTTCAACATCAGAGCCACGAAAGTGATACTCAGCTACATTTTCAAGGTAGTAATTAATTTCGTTGTGGACATGGTCATCCAGTGATGCCATGAGAAACGTACGAAAGTTTCTTTGTTGCACTTGATTGAGTGTCATAAACTGTCAGTGATGATTGATTGTGCTGCTGCGTTAGAACTTGCTTCGTTGGGACGCACAAGCTTCAACGGAGGCAGATACTTTTTCTCAGCAAGATAGACTTCGATTTCTTCTCGCATTCCAGGATATTTAAAAGCGTCAAGACGCCCAAGTATTTCGTTGACATAGAACGAAGGAAGCTCTGGTGAGTCCTGGGCCAATGCTGCGTGGCACAGGCATACGAGATCGAACAGCTCATAATCTGGAATTTTGATTGTTGTAGACATTTAATAGCTCGTAGTATTCTTTTGGATTTTCAGCAAAGTGATCGAGCATTACAAGCAGAGTTGCAACAGTTGTCTCACGTGTATCGATGGGAAGGTTAAGAAGTACGGCGGTTAGATTCCTCCGTACGTTTCTCAAGCGTCCGACAGTGTCAGCTGTCATCCTCTTGTTCTTTCTTTAGTAGATTTAGTTGTTCTTTGGCATAATGACTAACGACTTCGTCTACAACATCCTGAAGATGTTCAGCATCGAACCATTCAAGAGCCAATGCACAGACAGAACGACGTGTTGCCATATTCATAACCGGGTAGTTTTCTACTAGATAAGAATTAATATCAAAAGAAAACTCCCGATCGTAATCAGGATTAATAGGCATCAGAAATCTTTTACAACTTCGGTCACAACAGTCTCAATAACATTTTGTGGTGAAGTTTCAGAAAGTGCAGTATTGATAAGTGTTACAGCATCACGCATAAGAGCGTCAGTTTTTGCCTTGTCTTTGTCACTACGTGCTTCCGTAAGTGCTTGATACATATCATTGCTAGTCGCTTTAATGCCACCATTGCGGACAGCAGCAAAGCAAGGCTTCATTGCTGAAGTACCTTTCCAGGTGTCGATGGCAATGAAGCTATTCAGTGATTCGCCTTCGAACAAGCCCATAAGGCTAGTCATGAGGCACTGAGACCAAATAGTCACCAGACCAGAAGTAAGCATGACAGTGCGGTCGCTTTGCGTTGTCAAAAAGACATTGAGCTTGCTACCGCTGAAGCCTGCTTCAGCATATACGTCATCAACAATGCTTAGACCAGTCAGCCGGACATTACCGATGCGAGATACAGGTTTACCTGATGATTCAAGTAGTGCAACTTTTTGGTCATCACCTACGTACTGGAAGTAAACAGCTTCACTATCCTTGACTAGGCCAACGCCAATCATGAGATCTACAGATTGTGTTGCTTGTCCTCCAAACTCGGCAACGATTGAAGCGGTTTCGACAGAAGGATTAGCAGTTGAAATAACAGTCATTTTATTTTTAGATAGGTTGAACGACTGCCCCTTAAGGGGCATTAATGTAAACAGCCGGCGTTAGCCGGCATAGGGTTATACGGTTGGCGTTAACTCACCAGCAAGCTCAGCTTGTTTGGCAACAGCTAAACACTCAATGATTTTCCAGACCATTTCACCAGATAACTGATGAAGATCACATGCATACTCAATCGTGTCTTCGATCACCTCGGTGAGTTCGTTCAACACGTCTGAAGAAATTTTCATTTAGCTCAAGATATAATTTGCTTTAGCCCTTTCGGACACTTTTAACTATAGCCGGCATTTGCCGGCCATGGGCTGCTACTTTGATGAATTAAATATTAAGTATCAGCTAGTTGTTAAAAGATGCCAGGGATAAGATCACCTGTCAGTGCATAAGCACCAATTGCTGCAATAACACCAAGCATTGCTAGGCGCCCGTTGAGCTTTTCTGCTTTTTCGTTGTGTGTCACGGAAATCTCCATTACTTGCATTTGAGGCTCTGTGGCGTAAATATTTGTACGTCCGCCGTCTTCAGTTACTGTTGTCATCATAACTCCTTAATTATTAATTATTGTAACGGATCAATGCTGGCTAAGTGAGATTCTGTCCAGCTTACTTTCGATCCTTATCATGTGAGCTTCTACCTTAGCTATGATTTCACTAAGATCTTTTTTGCTTACATATTGTTCTGCTAGTCGTAACTCTAGATTATCGACACGTCTATCAATTTCAGACAGATGTTCTTTGGTAACGTACTTATCTACAATTCGTAATTCAATAGAATCAAGACGCCTATCAACATGATTGATGCGTCCATGGACTCTATTAGTAAGTGCGCCGAGGCCTGTAATTATGCCAATGGCTCCAACAATTGTAGCTTCAAGCATTGTCCCATTAGTAAAACGTAGTTCCTTTCATTTTATCAGTTATCTGCTGAGATACATTCAGCAAGTGACTCTTCAGCCCACTCAATAAATGCTGTACGTTTGAATTGATGATTGTCCTTGGATTCGACTATTGCGTTTTCTACAATTGCAACAATTAAATTGAATTCTTTGAAGCGTGGATTGTTAACACTGATGTTGTGATTTTGATAATGCTTGAGAGCATTAATCACATCACGCATTTGTTCTGTTGTAAGTTTAATCATAGTCACCTATATATTATTTAGGCATTACAGTAAGAATGTAAGCAATACCAAGAATAGTTGTGAAGACCTGCAGTATATGCAGGCAATCGTTGTCAGAAGATAAATTCCACAAGAGAACTTATAAGACTGGAAAGATTGGCCTGCAAGCAAAGTGTAAATCATGTTGCACTAAAGTGCGACGAGAAAAATACTACAAGCCTCATTCGTCTATAAGACTAAAGCTAAAGCTTAGTCAAAGTGAAGTAGATGAATTGCTAGCTCCAGGTAAATGTCAATGTTGTGGCGCTAAAGATAGAAAACTATGCATAGACCACAATCACGACACTGAAAAACCTAGAGGCTTACTGTGTCACAACTGCAACACTGCTCTAGGTCTGTTAGGAGATAACGTTGAAACTATCCTATCGCTCAGCCGATACTTGGCGCAACGAGAGCCACTGGTGTAGTGGTTGCTGATGCCAAATCAAGAGGAAAGTTATGTGCATTTCTCTCATGAATCACTTCTAGCCCAAGACCAGCGCGATTAAGAATATCGCCCCAGGTGTTGACGACGTGACCCTGGCTGTCCTGAATGGACTGGTTGAAATTGAAGCCATTTAGGTTGAAAGCCATTGTACTTACACCAAGTGCAGTAAACCAAATACCAACCACAGGCCAAGCAGCGAGGAAGAAGTGAAGGCTACGGCTGTTATTAAAGGAAGCGTACTGGAAGATAAGCCTACCAAAATAACCGTGAGCAGCGACAATATTATAAGTCTCTTCTTCTTGGCCAAATTTATATCCATTGTTATGACTTTCGTTTTCAGTTGTCTCACGAACAAGTGAGCTTGTAACAAGACTTCCGTGCATAGCACTAAAAAGAGAACCACCAAAGATGCCTGCGACACCCAGCATATGAAACGGGTGCATAAGGATATTATGTTCTGCTTGGAATACCAACATATAGTTGAATGTTCCGCTGATTCCGAGTGGCATTGCATCGGAGAATGAGCCTTGTCCAAAGGGATATACCAGAAAAACTGCAGAGGCTGCGGCAACTGGTGCGCTATATGCAACCATGATCCAGGGGCGCATACCTAAACGATAACTAAGTTCCCATTCGCGTCCCATATAGCAAAAGATGCCAATAAGGAAGTGAAAGATGACTAATTGGAATGGGCCTCCGTTGTAAAGCCATTCATCAAGGGAAGCAGCTTCCCAAATTGGATAAAAGTGTAGACCGATTGCATTACTGCTAGGCACAACAGCACCAGAGATGATGTTGTTGCCATACATTAGTGATCCGGCAACAGGTTCACGGATGCCATCGATGTCCACAGGAGGAGCAGCGATAAAGGCGACGATGAAACATGTTGTAGCAGCAAGCAGTGTAGGGATCATCAAGACTCCAAACCAACCGACATAGAGGCGATTGTTGGTGCTTGTTACCCAGTCAGTGAAAGAATCCCAAGTATCTTTAAGCGGATTAGACTTGGGAAATAGTGTTGTAGTAGACATTAAAATAAGACATTGTTTGTGTATTAAAGGTAAGTACTCGGCACGAAAGCCTACGCAACAATTCTACACTTTAATGTGTGAATATGGTGACAGTAGTTATACTTAGTCGTCAAAGAAAGTTTCAGCAAATGATGAAGCCTTTAGGTCGTCGAAGTCTGTAGGAATATAACGAGATAGACGATTAACAGGAGAAATACTAACTTGATGTAATCGAGCATCTGTTTGTAGACCATTAAGTTGACGGCGTTCGCTCATCGTATGTGGATGCCTAAGTCCAGTACTGGACTCAGGATTGTGGCGATAAGTTCTAGACATAATTAACTCCATTTCGTATAACAGGAGCATGGGATCTGCTCCCGCTTATTTACAGTTTATGTTGAAAAGCTAACGGTTGTGGTTGTCAGAAGAGGTGGAATTAAAGGTAAGTAATTCTTACGTAATCTACACCAGGTCCAGTTAATCCAATTGCCTCAGCAGCACCACGAGATAAGTCGAGCTCACGAGCCCCAATGTACGGACCACGGTCGTTAATTCGGACGTTGACACATCCTTGATAACAGACCTTTAGTCGCGTTCCGAAAGGGAGCGTCTTATGTGCTCCGGTAAATCCCATTTGGTCATACACTTCTCCGTTAGCGGTGAGGCGACCGTGAAAGCCTGGTCCATACCAACTGGTGAGCATAGAGCCACCAGCGGATACGGATGTAGACAGAGTTAATAGAAGAGCACTAGAAGTGCAAAGAATTTTAGATAACATAGGTTACTCATATTATTTTCTAAACTTAAGTTAGCAAATAGGGAACACATTTACGTGCTCCCAATTGTATAACTATCACGCAGTGACTAAGTCACGTGCAACAGCAAAAGCACGCTTGCTAATCTGTGCTCCAGCACCGAAAGTGCCACGTGCAAACTGAGCGCGACCCTTGGCAGCTGTAGTGCCACGAGTGCTTGTTTCTACCTGGGTGATGGCATTAATACCATTCCAGAGACTATCTGGTGCGTAAGCAATAGCGCCGTAGCCTTGTTGAAAGGCACGCTCAAGCGCTTGACGTTTACGGAAGACTTGACCTTCGTCAATATTGTAAACCTCGTCAAGAAATTCGTTGAATTGATTGAGGTTCATAGCTTCACGAGAAAACTCACGCATCAAGTCACACTCAGTCACAAAGTCTTGACGTGCTACATCAATACTCTCAATAAGAGCATCAAAGTTGTTGTTAGCACCATTCTTGTGAGTGATGCTGGAGTGCGCACCGCTCTCACCAAGTGCTGCAGTCAGTGTGTTCTGACAGACAACACGGATGTTGGTGAACTTTGCGCCACAGCCAGTCTTGCCGTCGTGTCCTAAGTAACCGACGATGCGACGTTTTACTGTGTCACCAGGGACGATGTCCGTCTCCGCACCACGGAGTGTGGCGGTAAAGCAGACTTTGGCACCATCCGATAAAACGATGACGCAGTCCATGTCTGCCTCTTCGCGGATGAACTCAGCCATCCGAAGGAGCGAATCGTTTTGGACGATTTCGTATTGCTTGGAGACGATACCGAGCAAAGCTTGGGTGTCAGTGCGGACAACTCCGAATGTACCTGTTGGACGAAACTCGTCGGAAGGGAATTCGTCTTCGTTGTAGGCAGCTGAGACAGTGATTGGTAGTTGAAGCTCTCGCTTCTCGACAGTAAAGAGTGCGTCTGCAGTTTCAAACGCTTCTCGCGCCGGAAGTGTGCCTGTTGTGACGACACCCATGCCGTGCCAAGCCTGTTCCGAGTTGCCGAGCCAGCCAGATGTGAAGTTTGAGGACATAGGATTAGATCCATATATACGATTTACCCCGATTGGGGCACATAAAAAAAGAGCAGCCGTTAGGCCGCCCTTATTATGTTGATTTCAGACTTACTTGTATCAATGAAATATCAAAATGTTCAGACATATTTATTCATTAACACAGATAGGGGTGTATTTTGATGCTTTATCGGATACTTCCCAGGTTCCGTTATATGCCCCAACTCGACAGGCAGTTTGGTGCTTACAGCAGAAGCAGCCGTGTCCGTAACATTCTTTAGATAAGCGCTTATCTTTTGCAATGCCCTTTATTTGAAATAAAGAACTTATGTACCCACAGCAAAGAGAATGCTTTTGAACATAGGAACGCATCGCTTCATACATGACTTCTGACATAGTCACACCAAAAGCATTGGCATAGTCTTTGAGCATACTGTGACATTGGTCAGGCATTTGAACTTGCAGTTTTTTCAAGTCATTTCCAAAAAGGTATAGTCGGATTCTAATTACATTGATAAGTAAATTTGCGCAGTAAGACACCGAATGGAAACATTTAAGTTACCTTAAGTTTTAATGTGAATCAATTTCTACATTTTGCTGTAAATACATTTCAATAGCATTTGCCATGACATCGTTCATTGTGACATTGATTTGAGCTGCATGAATTTTTAATTTCAAGTGAGTTTCCGTGTCTAGAAGAACCGTAACTCGTTTTTTAGGCGACATCATGAGATTCATGTGCCCACACTATAGGGGATTTGCTTAACAAAACTACAGATCACTGTAAAAATGTTTTTACAGTGCGTTTTTGCCACGTTACTGCTGTGGTTTCTAGATCCATTGCAATGACTGCAATTCAGGCAATAATTTAGGCAAAAACCACGTTTGCCACATTCGATTCTCTATATACTTCTTTTTTAATACATAGTCCTTTCTATAGACTATTTATTTTGCAGTTTATAGTAAGTAGTGCAGCAAGCGTGGTTTTGTAGTTTAGATGGAAATTAAGTCCTATTGCTAGGGACAAGCATATTGCCAAGATTTAATTTATAATTATCAGCAAAGGATTGCGCCTCTTTGTTTTTGTCAGGCTTATTTATATATGACTTTCTATTTTCTTGTAAATTAGAACCATACTGCTGATCAAAGTTATCTTTTACTGATTCATCGCCAAAAATATAATTACCTTTGTAGGGAAGAACTTTTCTTTCATAGGCATCTGTATAAGCATTAGCCTCTGCTGCCCGTTCAGATAGCTTGACAGGTAATTCAGGTTCAGGTTCAGGTGTAGGTTTAGGAGCTACAGGTTCAGGAGCTGGCGGAGCAGGAGCAGGGGGGGCTGCCTGATAAATAGGCATGTCAAATGTTCTTTCTTGGTTAGCGGATCGTTTCCATCCATCGATACGGATCGGCTCGTAGCCAGTAAGGTTACGTCCTTCTGCTTTTGCCTTTTTATCCGCTTCAGACTTTTGCCGACTTAAGTCTTGTAAAATTACATGTAAATCTCTCCCAGTGTTCTCTTTGCTACCATCTGCGTAATAAAGAGTTGCCATCAGCTTATCCTGCTAATAAAAAGTGTAGATTAATCTTACTTCCTATTTTAACTTAGTATTCACCAAGTTTAAGAGAGTAATCAAGCTTTTCCCTATCGTTAGCTTTAATTTCTTTAGCTTTATCGTCAAGAATGTTTGGATTCTTTGTTTTTAGTTCGTTTGTAAGGTTAGTTTGGTATTGATTCTTAAAATTCTGCTCAACTGATTCATCACCAAAAATATAATTACCTTTATATGGAAGAACCTTTCTTTCATATGCATCTGTATAAGCATTAGCATCAGCTGCTCGTTCGGATAGTTTGACAGGTAATTCAGGTTTAGGTTCAGGCGTAGGTTCTGGAGTAGGTGCTGGTTCAGGGGCTGGAGTAGAAGCAGGTTCAGGTTGTGGGATTTTATAAATAGGAATAACTTCATCGTAGTCATTGTCATCTATTCCGCCTGAGCCCCAATCGTCGAATGTAAATGCAGGTTTAGCACCACCGTGTGGCTGGTATAGTGTATATTGTTCTGGATTTTTTTGAGCAGCAGTTATATGTTTCAAGTCTTCTGTTCGGCCATACTTAGCGTCATGCTTCGCGTGCGTTGTACGTGTTCCCCATTGATAGTCATTAATGCCAAAAAGGTCAGCCATAGTATTTCACTTTGCTAGTAAAAAGTGTAGATTAATCCCAATTCCTATATTAACTTAGTATTTAAGCAAAGTGATACGAGACATACCAGATTCGAACTGGTACAAACTGCGAATAGGCAGTCGTGATAGCCATTTCACTAATGTCCCAATAAGAAATGGGGAGGAATTGCACCTCCCCTAGTTTCAGCTATCTGTCATCTCTTAGTTAAGGTGACTTTCTAAAGTTTGCAAAATATCGCGCATGGTTGCACGTGCAAAGCCATTAGCACCTATAACAGATTCTGTTGGTTCAGTTTTAGTATGGTAAAGCTCATATTTCGTTAAAAAACGAGCTTTTTCACAGTATGTTGCTGATTCATCTAGCTGCATGATGAGTTTCTCAACAAGTGGTCGAGAGATACGAATCATCTCTGGTTCCATGGCTGTTACCTGATGTTGGACACAAATATCGAACCCCGGCGTTAGCCGGGTAAAGCTACTAAATTTGTGTACTTAATCAATGGAAAATTAATGAGGCAGTGATACAGCCTACAGAAAAGCCTGAAAATAAGCTCAACACAATTGTAGTACTCATTAAATCAATAGCTGCTATTTATTTAATTTAGCGTTGATTTTTGCCGCTTTCTTAAGTATTTTCTGCCCTGTTTTGCGATCAACACAGTGGGCAGCTAAATTCATTACTTTAATTAATTTTGCGTATTGTTTGGAGTAATTCATAGACCATAAGCATAGGTTAATTCGGGGTGTTTATCCCAATATTCGTTGTTAGTATTCAGTTGAATAGTATCAACACCCTGTAGTTCAGCACCACGGATATTGGCTGGTGAATCATCAAACAATGTACCGACCATGCGGTATTTCTGTTGCAAGTATTGAATCATTGCCTGCTTAACAACACTAGAGGTTTCACCTTCGGTACTAAGTAAGAGTACGTCAAAGGGTATGTTGTTTCGCTGTAGCCATTCAAAGGTTTCAGGTAAACGACTTGAAGGCCTTGCAGTTGCAATAGCAATGGCGTCACCAAAGCTGTGCAGCATTTGAACTAACTCAACCATAACGTTATTTGCTGGAAAATTACGCGAGGCATCAAAGAACAAGTCTTTAGTCATGCCAGCGTTGTTAAATCCAGCAGGTTTACAAGTAAGAGTGTCATCAACATCAATTACGTGCACGACTTGATCCTTAGAGGGATCAGTCATTGAAAGTCCTGTGAACAGGTCGCTTCCGATTGTATTCATAAATAAATTTCAAAGTTCATTGAGATTAACAGCCGGAGTTATTCGGCATTGACTGTTCTTAGACGACATAAATGCCTTTGCTTACTAATAAGCAAGCGTCTTAATTTGTTTTAGTTAGTTATACAAACTATCTAAAATAAAGAGGTAAGTAAGTAATACCTAGATGAATAAATAGTCATAGGTATGTGTATGGGTGCAGATCAATCCTGGGTATAGAAGTAATTTGTCCAATAGGGAAATTGCTCGTATCAATACGTTATCTCCAACAAAAAGGGCTCAGATTCGGCATAGTTTGCAATATTCAAACAATGATGCGCTTGATGATTTATTGCGTAATTACGCTGGTGGAACAGATGATCCTGTGATTCAATTATTGTTAGATCAAGAATTTAAGGACGCAATAGTTCACGGTGCTTCTGGTGAAGGATATAGGTATCAAGATACTAAGCCTGGAACAAGAGGCGAAGGTAATGGTAAATATCTATTGATGGCCGATAAACCTACGGATTACGGTCCTGAAGAGCAGGCTGCATTAGAAATTCTTGCATTAAGAAAAGAACTTGACTATGTACAGGGTGGAAGGATTGATCCTATTGACCCTGAAAGCGCCTTATACCAAATGATTGCTCGTCACAATGCTGCTAACATTAGGCCTACTTCAATTAAAGCAATAGGTGAAGGAGGCATTGATAAAGACAGAAGAATGCATCCTGATTTGCCACCTCAAACTCTTGCAAATGCTACTGTTGCAACTAATAACCAATTAATAGACAATTTACTGGGTAACGAAAGGTACGAACAATCAATTACCGATGTAGATAAAAATGGTATTAGAAGCGGTATTCCAGTAGAGCATAAACTTTCATTTGATGGTCATGAAGCTTTAGGCAGGGAGCCAAGTAACAGAATGCTGGGAAGTACAGTTAAAAACAGTGTACTTAGATCAGAAGGTGATCCATACCGCCAGCAAATATTGTTACTTAGAAAAGCTGCAGAACTTGAAGACGCTTTTAGATTAAATCATGGTAGAGATGTAAGGGAATATATGGTTGATAATGATTGGGATTATAAGCCTTATCAAACAGTTATGCCAAAGCTTGAGGATTTCGGTACAGTAGATAAAGGCGCAAGAAAGTTAACTTCTGACAAATCTATTATGAAATCCCCATTACGAATGGCAGGTACTCGACCTGAAATGGTAAGACTTGCTTCTGGCAAACGTTACGAAAGCCCTGGAGAAAGTAAGGAGCGTGGCCTCTATGTGGATAGTGGCGGTGGTGATGTAACCATTGGAGAAGGCGCTCTTCGAAGCAATGGTAATGGCAACGGTAAGCGTAAGAATGGCAATGGCCACTAAAGGCAAGGCTGTTTAAATAAAAGTAAAAAAGCCTCCGGTGTTAACCGGAGGTGCAGGATCAGAAGACGGGAGATTCGTCAATTACAGCTTCTGCTGGTTGAGCGTCTGCTGGTCGTACAACAACGCCAGTCTTACGTACAGCATTCTCAACTTTGTCCTTAGGCATAGCACCTAAGCCACCAGTTGGGACTTGAACGTCAAGCATCTCAATTGTAGGACGCTTAAGCATTACAACTTCACCTTGTGAGTTAGTGTATGTTTCTGCAATGGACTTGATATGTCCAGTGAGAGTAATCATACGACCTACAGGGAGTTTGCCATTGTTGTACAAGGCAAGCAAACCGTTGCTATTCAAGAACTTGATGTTTGCGCCTTCGTCATCATTCATAAAATTCGTGATGACAGTGACGGCGATAAACTCTCCGTTCCGTCCATTCACCAAGTCAATGTTGCTAATGCGGCCATTGACGGTGAAAGTGTTAAATGCAGCGTAAGTTTTGTAGTCTGTCAAGGTTGTTACCTGTTAGTTGGACATGAAAAAACACAACCGGTGTTAACCGGAAGTGTTGGGTTAGGGATTTAGACTTGGGCTAAAAAAGCACCAGCGTCATGGATTTTCTCGCCAACAATGGCAAGTACAAGTCCGACGTTGTTAACGCCACCACGGCAGCGTTGACGTACTTCTTTCCAATCGACCTGCTTAATCCAGACAATAGTGTCTGATACAGGAGGGAAGCTTTTAAATGCACCTTCGTCAAGTGACCACTCAGGGTCGCCACTTACGATTCGTGCATTAGCTTCAAAGTCTGAACTAGTCATCAATTTATTGATTGAAGAACAAGAAAAAACACAGCCGGTGTTAACCGGCGTGTATTTCAAAGGTTTCTTCCATTGGTAAGAGTGGCAGCAAAGCCAATCCACACAGTGGTGCTTCAAAATTAAGAGCTAAAGTTAGTGCAGCATAAAATGTGATTGCGATACGGTTCAAGAGACATTGCAATCGCAAGGGTCTTCACCGAGATCTACTTTATCGAGGCATGAATATGCTATATGAATAAGCTTTTCATCACCTGCCCATAGTAGGCAAGTATCATCTTTCTCACTAAACTTCTTGTCAGCTATAACATCGTGCCATGCACCTAAGTGACTAAGGATGCGAAGACCAAGAGCTTTTGCAGCAATTGGACCTGGATGATCTTCTTGAAGTGTTTCTATGAGTGCATCAATATATACATCTAAATCGACTTTAGCTCCGTCAGAAGTTTCTGCAGGGACAAAGTCTGGTTCAGCATCGACTTGAAGACTGAGCAGCTGATTTCGTGAAATGCTGTCAGGTATGAATGTCATTATTTATTGACTAAGAACATAAAAAACCAAGGCCGTCGTTAGATCGGCCAAGGTTGGATTAAAACGGAAGGTGGACTATTCCACTCCCGTTATGTATGTACAACAAAGGTTCAATGTTGTGATTCTTACGAAGGGAGTGAGCTGCATGTGTAGCTAAGTCCTTATCTCCGTAAGGTAGTACATTTGTAGACCCACGGGGGGTCTTGTACTGCAGGTAGTAGGTCATCAAGGATGAGGCCTCCTGCATGTTCGAATGTCTTCGTCGTAGTCATCATAAAGACTTTCAATCCACGCAAGATGGACTGCACGTCTATGCTCTACATTTTCGCGCCACTCAGAAGTACCGGGATGGTCTTCAGGATCTAGCGCAGGTTCATAAGCCATATTAGATAAACAAAGGATATGAAGTTGTTACGCCTCAGACGAGGGATGTGCTCAATTGAGCCCAACCTGCATCGGAAATAAAGTTTCCGACGTTGTCTGTAAAGAGTGGAGCGGAACCATCTGGTAGGACGGCGCACTGTGCCTCTTCAGTGAGGTAGTTGTAAGCATCTTCGTTTAGAGGCATAACCAACGAGAGTCCAGGAATAGCTGTGTTGCTAATGATCTGGAAGTCTGTGGTTACTGCCATTTAGGTTTTGAAGTTATAGAACATTAAAACCAACTCCCGGTATTAACCGGGAAGGCTGTGAGGTTGTTCAGGCTGTTATTTAGCAAACCTGCTTGTTTCTATTTATAGCACCTATTTCTTACTGGTATTTACCTGAGCCGGTCCTATTACGTGAGAATCCGTACATAAGGACAACAGCAGTTGAGGTAACCCCTATTAGCCCAATTACAGCGAGAATAATGTTTGATTCAGAGAAGATCATGGTTATAGATTAAAGTTCGTTAAAACCTATGACCGGCGTTAGCTCGGCAAAGGTTGGTTTAGAGTTAGTTTGGGCACCTACTTGTTTCTATTACCGCATTTTTATAAGCCCGCTACCCAACCGCTATTAATGCAGTTAGTAATGACTTGATGAGCTTCATCGTAGGTAATAATACCTTCGTGAGCGGCAATATTTAGCTCGACAGCTATTTCATAACAGATGTTAGAAGGCTCATGTTCAATGACAGGTATTTCTATGGGACTAGCAGTTACGGGAGCAACTATTAGCAATAGCCATATACAAGGTAGAAGCATCATAGTGTTCTTTATAGTGGGTTCTTTATATTGTCTTAATGTCGCCTAACATTTACAATAGGCGTATGTACATCATACGAATATGCGACACAAATTAAGAGATAGAATAATGTCCGTCGGACGGAATATACGCAACTTCGATGATGCATACAGTCAAGAGATTGCGCAGATGTACGAAGGAGCTAATCCAGTCGTAAGAGCTGCCAGTTACATGGTAGGAGGAGCACATCCTTCATTTCGGAAAGGCGAATTGAGTAAAGGGATGGGTCCTGAAACACGTAGAGAGCAGATGCTACGTAACGCGATGGAGTACGGGGTACCAGCAATGAACGCTGTCCCCAAATACGTAGTACCAGTCGCCGGAGTGACGCTGGCAGGGAGGGGGTTGATTGATCTAACGAATGCGTTCACCAATCAACAGACCCCAAACACTGTTATGCCTGACTAGACATAGCTACCAAGCATGTAAAAAAGAGCCCAGCGTTAGCCGGCCTCTTGTGAACTCCTAATCTTGAGTAAATTAGGAGACGATTAGAAATATGTCCTACGCAGCTACTGGTGGAGCAGCTTCTGTAGGAACAGTAACCGTCTGCTTATCAGCATCGTTCTTCTTAGCTTTGTTAGCGTCTGCTTGACGAGCAAGAGACTTGGCATAGCTGAAGGAGCCACCAACGACAACACTGTCGATGGAGCCATCTTCTTGTTGAAGTCCAACGTCGAAAATGTCGTACTGAGAATCAGTAGTGCCGACACGCTCGAAAAGACGGACAGAAACATCTTGTCCAGGGATCTTGAAAATCATATGCTTAATAACGAAGTGAACTGCTCTGATAGAGCATAAAAACCATGCCCGGCATTAGCCGGGTAAGGTGGCTGTTCAAACAGAGAGCAGTTCAAGCTCTTGCTGTAGATGGCTAGGTAGCTCAGTAGACCATGGGTCATTGAGAAATACCTTCTTATGAATTGGCTTAGTAGGTACTAGTCCAGGTTCATAGCCATAGCTGATCCATGACTTGTAGCAAGAGCGAAGCTCAGCTAACGAAGCAAAGGCTTTACACGAAGGTTTGCAACCGCCAAAGGCGAAGAAGCAACCGTCGTCAGTCTGAACGAAACGCCAGACAGAAAGACCTTGCTTGGTCATTTTGGATACAACAGCTAAATTAGTCATTTGAATTTATGAAAAGAACACTAATAAGAAAACCCGGCGTTAGCCGGGGTAGATAGTTAGGAACCTATCACCACCATCCAAAGGATGACAGTGAAGGTTAGTAAGAAATAGATGATCAAAGGTACTTAATAGATACACAGTATTTAGTTGTGCCAGAAAAGCCACGTACAGATATCAATGTATGAGTAGTGGATTGAGCTTGACAATCACGTGAGGCAATCTCATTGTTCATTGCAGTAAGAGGAATGAGTGAGATAAATCCCATGGTGATGCCAAACAAGATGGCGGAGGAATACTTGAACATTAGTGAAAGCAAATGATTACATAGAAATAGAAGCCCGGTATTTGCCGGGCAATGTGTCAGTTCCCGTTGAGGAACTCAGCAATTTCCCAGTCGTAGTCTGCTTCACAAGCGAAGTAGCGACCGTGGATGGTACAAGGAAATGTACGCTTAGTAGGAGACGTAGACTGATGAACTTCACGTTCAGTCATTCCAGTCTGCTGCATTATGTTAGTCACATAAGGATTAGTGGACATAGTAGTTAATGAGATATAGAACAATAAAAAACACAACCGGCATTAGCCGGAGTGTTGGCAGTTGTTAGAAAGGGATGTCAGTGTCGTTGGGAGCAACTATCTTGTGGACACTGGTTTCAGCGTTTACATCTTCGTATGTAGCAGCATATGCATCTGCTTCATCGCGAGAGTTGAACTCGAAGTAGTTGTCCTCGGCGTAACCATCGTCACAGGACATGGTACTTACACGACACATGTAGATAAACATAGTAGTTAATTGATTAAGATCACAAGACATAGAGCCGTTGTTAAACGGCGAAGGGTTATGGATGTTCGGTAGGTGTGGTAGGAGAATATACTTATGGGTAACTGATTGAGACTAAGGATCACTTAAGAAACACACAAGTATTGGGTAAATGTTGCAACGGAAGTAAGACTTAAGTTGCTAATTGCAATAACTTATGTGAACGCAAGATGGAAACGAAAGTTAATTCGTAAGAAAACTTATGCATGATACGAAATCGTATCGCAAAAGAATTAACTTGAGTTTACTTGCGTGAATCGTGAGTGAAATCGTAAGTGTAACTTACGGTTGATCGAACAAATGCATACGTGAACGAGCGAAGCGAGTGAACAACTGTAGTTATACACTAACTTTTAATCGTAAGTGCAAACGGTTGTTATAACGGCTGTTCTTCCCTTTTTTTTGTTTGAGTAACCTGATGGGTAGTGAGTATATTAGACCAGTCGAGAAAATCATATTAATTTACGGTTCCTATAGGGTTTTTTGTCAATAAGCCGCGTGCGTATATAACTATAAAATATTTTTTCAACTTTTTTGCCGCCCATAGAAAGTTTCTTGCCAAAGACTCACGTGCTCTGCTTATTTGGCAAACGAATGTTCGTCCACTACCTAACTCATACCGACTACGGATAAAGGCTGTGTTTTGATACCCACAAATTCCACAGATAGTGCATGTTTGCGCAATTTATTGGAGTCGAGCACTAATAACCACGCAAACCACGGTAAAACACGTTAATCCCTATAAACCTATTCCGTTATTCCTCTCTCTGTACCCCTATTTAAAAATGCTCTTTATAGAGAGTAGTGTGGTAAGTGTGGTTTTGTAGTAGTTACTATTGAGTTGATAGAAGCGGCATCTCAATGTTTAAAACTAGTGAAGACAGATGGAGAGATAGAAGCTTGCGATTAGCTTTCGGAGATGATATAGGATATGACGCTGCTAAAAATGCCCTAAAACAACGTTATGGTGTAGGGAAAATAGTAAAAGGACCATCTAATCCATCTGTAAGAATTCCTGATGGAAAAACTACGGAGATCGCAACACCAATTCAGTCAATACCTACTGCATATGCAGAAGAAACAGTAATGCCTGCCTATTTGACTGCTGATACTAGAGAAAATACTGAGGCCGCACAAAAAGCACAAGCTGTTTTACGGCAATATCTTTCAACGATGAAGGATCGTTAAACTAAAGGTACTGTAATATCAGATTAATGCGTAACATAGCTGAAGAAAGTAGACAACGTAATTTCTTGAAGAGAAGTCGTCAGGAAATGATTGACAAGGCTATGTGTAAGCCTGGATATACCTGGAATGAAACTCTGAAGAGGTGCCTGCCTGCTTATGTCGGTGATATGGATAATGTAATCGAAATTCCAGAACAACCAATAGAAAAACCTGTGCCGGAAACAATCGCGATGCCAAAATCAGAGATGCCACAACTTAAGGCTCCGGATAAGGCAATTGCTAAAGAAGTAAGTAAAAGGTCAATTAAAAAAAGATAAAATGATTGTAGAATTAAGTTATTAAGACATTAAATTGAGCAATGAATTCATACGGAAATGAACCGACCTTTCAGCAGCTTATTGCAAAAGGCCTTAATTATTATAATAATAATTTATACGGTGAGAATGGGGGATATTTCAACAAAATAAATCAAACGCCTGGGAAAAAATATTTAAATAAGGATGTAACTCTAAACAACGTTTATGGAAGTCTACCTTCAGACTATAAAAGAACTGAACTTTTGGCAAGAGGTGACATTTATGGAGCTCTACCTTCAGACTATAAATCAACAGAATTAGCAACCCGTAATGTAACAAAAGATAGTGGCGCAAAAGGTACTCAAACCAGCCCTGGTCGTGGGATGAATATCATGTCTATGAAGAATGCTGATGATTTGTATAAAGAGCTTGGACTAGGCCCATATCATCAGAATAATCCGTTTTCTCAAAAGCTTGATACTTCAAACACTAATTTCCCTACTGAACCAATCACTGGCATTGATACAGGTGAGATGGGAGATTATATGGGACCGGCTAGCACTAATTTTTTCAATAATGAAGCTGCATCAAATATTGAGGGAATCCCTACAGCAAAATTATTTTCTAAGGAATTAGATCTAGATATTGCTGACAAGCCTGAAACACAAAGGGAGCGTGCAAGGAGAGCGTTTCTTGACACCGATGAATCCATGAAAGCGCTTCGTGCCCGTGACAGAGAATTAGGCATGATGTATGCAGGTGGAAACTATTATGAATTAGGAGATGACGGTGAATTCCAAAAAAATGCAGATGGAAAAACAAACAAACCCCTTACTGCTGAAGAGTTTAAAGATAGATTTAAAAATAATTTAATTTCAAGTAAAGCATCAGAAAACCCCTTTGCTCAGCAACCAGCTCCAGCCTCATTTGATACTGAATTTAATACTGAGAGAAAAGTTGATATCGGAACTACACAAGATCTCGGGAATCAATTTGACATGGAGAATGCGTTTGACTTTAATAATCCAGAAACTCCAAAATACAAAGATGAATATTTTAATGGTGAGATTGATTTAAGTAAAATACTAGGTGAAGATTTCAATAGAACCCCTTATATGAGATCCAAATAAAGTTAATACAAAACTTTCTACAATAGGTTTAGGTTTATAAGTAACGAATGTGTCTTTAGAAGATATTCAACGCATCCATAATCGGGTCATTACCGGTATAGGTAATACATCTGCTAGCAATAACTTTAAGCAGCATAAAAATGACCTCAATAGTAAGCTAATTGCAAGTGCAGAAGCATTTGCTGCTGGTCGAACACTTGGGATGAGCGAAGAAGAGACACTTGCTGCTATCTCAAGAAGCCTACGTAAGCAAAAACGCGCTGATGACAGGGTTTCACAAGATGATATTGAGCGTAGATTAATACAATCTTCAAAAACCCTCACTGATCCAGCCAATCCTGCTGAAATTAAAGGTGTATCACTACGAGAAGAGCCTGAAGTAGACCCATTCGGGCAAGATCAGGGTCAATATTATGAATATAGGGAAGGAGATAGTCAATATACAGACCAACAACGTAGAAATACGCTCGAAGCCATGGCTGACATGGAAGCTCGGGACGAAATGGGACAAAGAGTTTACGATCGCTACGGTGTTCAGCTAAACAACAACGTCAATCCAGCTGATTACGACGAATTAGCTGCTGAATTGGAAACATTACGAGGAACAAGTGCAAGTGCAGGCGACAGATCGCCAGTTGCTCCACAATCTGCACTCAGAGACGCTGTTGCACGCCTCAATGCCGCTGAATCTCAACAATCAGGCTTAATGTCTAAAGTCAGAGGACTAATTGGCGGTAATCCAGAAGAAATTCCTGGATTAGTCGGCATAAGAGGCGAATTAGAGGATGAACTACAGGCTGGCAAGGTTCAACGTGATGCTGATTCTGCATTATCCCAAGAAATGGTCCGAAGAGATAACGAGAGGTTCTCTGGTCGTCGTGCAGGCTATAGCAACGTAAAAGCTGCGATGGAAGCAGAAGATATCGGTGAAACAATGTATCGCCCTTCATCTACTTATCCAGGAATTGAGCTGCCTGCAGTACGTGCAGATAAAACAATAGCTGCTATCGGAGCTGCAAATCCACGTCAATTCCCAGTCGCAGGCTTCAATGATGGAGGTATCGCGTTAGATCCAGCTACCGGTAACCCAATCGGTATGCAGGGTATGGATATTTATACAGGTCCTAATACGGATTCTGGTTCAACTCTAAATGCACCTATGACGACTAGGGCATGGATGGTTGAGAAACAACCAGGATATAGAGAAGGCGGAAGAATGTTTGGAGACTTCCCTCAAGCAGGTGTAACTGCAGCAACATCTTTATTTGCAGACCGTATCCGGGGAATGGAAGGAGCAGAAGAGGGATCACGACCATTCAGTAATGTGTCACCAAACATTCGAAGTATCAGCGAACTTCAACGCGCTGCTGATGCCGTTATTGCCGATACACCTGGACCTTTTTACACAAAAGAGGTAAATCCAGAAGGTGGTCGGATGATTAGTAGAAAGCAGCAGATCCCAGATATTCGAGGTGTTCTAGGCAAATTACGTTATACACCTGCCCAAGAAGCTGAACTAGCAAATGCAATGTATCAATTGGAAGTAGCTCAGGCAACTGAAATCAATCAAAACGGAAAAGGTCAGTACTACACGCGAACTGGCCCAATGGGCAAATTAGAACCAACTGGTTTCGGAGGCACAACACCAGGTGGAGCAAAAGTCTTCTTTAACTCACCTGAAGCAATTGACCCTCGTGCTGGACAAGCTCCTGTTGCACGAATGAATCCAGGTCAAACAATTGAAGGCCGTGACATTGTCACCGCATTTAAGGGTCTGCCATCACCAGGAGCTCAACAACCATTCATTGGTCAAGTTGCTGATGAACCTCCACGTATGAATAGATTTAATAGTACAGGTCAAACATCGCCTGAAGGTATTGAGCAAGCACTACGGCAACAGGAACAGGAGTTTGCATTTAAGAGGCAAAAGACAGCAGCAAAGAAAGATCCACGCACAATCGTAAGACCAGTTGAACAGCAACCAGTAGATGAATCAGCGCTTCGAGGTAAAGTAGTAAAAGCACAACTTACGCAAGAACGTGCTAATCGTGACGCTAAAAAACGTCAGGCCAAACAGACCGAAATTATGCAGTACATTCCACGTAGGTTCAGAGGTTAATCATGGCATTTGATCCAAAGGTAGTTCTACAAGGAAATGCCGATAAAAAGAAACTTGAAGAAAATCCAACCGTAGGATTTACTGCAAGCGGTGCAAGTAGTCCTGAACCTACCGAGATATTAGGCCAAGACACTACGCGAATGGCAGGACCAGGTGGAGCCTTTGCATTCAAGATGATGCAAGATCCAGCTTTCGCCGAAAACATACAAGGCTGGAATGCGTTATTTGCACAATCAAACCAAGGCATGGAATTTAACCGAGCTAAAAATCAAATGGGAGCTGTTTAATCATGGGTTTAAGAATTGCAGGTAATGCACTAAAGGGGTTAAGCGGTGGTGCTAAGAACCTTCTGTTCGGCGACATGGGTAAAAAGGCGATTGCAAAGAGATTGGCCTTTGATGCATTCTTTGGCGGTATGTCTGCAGTTCAAACTCCAGGTGATTTAGTAGACAAACTGATTGCTGGTGGGTCAACGTTTGCAGGAGGAGGCTTAACCGGTCTTGCGGCTGGTGGCATTGCTAGACGCACTCCAGGATTACGTAAGTTAGAAGGTGCAGCAGATTTGGTGGGTAGTTTTGGTGGTGATTATTTAGGAATGATGGCCGGCGACCAACTGCAACGTGGAAAAGACGTATTGATGGGCGGTGAAGGTCGCACTGCTTGGGAAAGAATGAGTGCTGAACAGCAGGCGCAATATGCAGAGGAGCTAGAGCAACAAATTATGGCTCAGTACGGAATCATCCCAGGAACACGTGAACAGTATGCAGACCCAACCACGGGTTATGGAGTTGCGTAATGGTCAAGAAAACAGGAAGGCTTGCAAGATTTACAGAAGCCTTTAACGATGCTTATGGTGAAGGTCGTGAGGAGTGGACAAGGTCTTTTCGTCAAGGAAGGAAGGCTGAGGGCTTAGCAGAGAATGCGCCTCGCATGACTGAGATGACAGGTGCCTATCCAACAGGCATTCGTCTAGCTGAAGTCTTTCAAGATGCAGTAGGTCGCGGAGTAACACCACAGGAGGCTGCTAGACGTCAGATCAGAGACGACCTAGGTATTGGCGCGAAAGAAGGGTCTGTAGAGCGAGCAGGGCAATTGCTAGGTACAGTTGGAGCAGACTTAACCCAAGACAACACTCGTAATTTCTACTGGTTAATGAATGCCGCTCAGGCTACGGGTAATGTTCTTGCTGAATCTGCAATGGGCAGTAAGCGTCTAGGAAATCCCAAGCTTTATGGCAAAAGCCAGATCAGGGATGAGAAAGGTATCCCATTTAGTATGAAGAACAAAGATGATGTTGAAATCGCAAAAGAACGGGGTTTTCTAGATTCCAAAGGAAATCCAACAAAAGGTGTATCTATTGGAGATACAAATGAAAAGCTTTTAGAGAAGCGTAACTTTGAACCCGGCCACTTAGCTGCCTTAATGATTCCAACTGGAGTTGCTATTAATACAGGATTAGGATTGATGTCTCCGTTTGGTGGAGCTGAAGGTTATTGGGCAGCACTTCCTAGTTCAGAAGATCCCACAGTTACAGACAATGTATTAGGTGAAGTAGCCCTAAAATATTTCATGGGTAAAACAGGTAATCTATTGCCATACGATGAGTTCTCAAAAATAAGACCTGATGTAAGTCCTGAAGAATATGGACAATACAAAGCATGGAAATATAAAAGGGGTGAAGACTGGAATCCATTAGATGATGGAAAAACAAGTATGGGTGCTGGGCTGATCCGCACCACAAATGAAGGTATCCATGGTCCTGAACTTCAGTTTATGGGACGAAGCCTTCCTGTTACTACTGGAATCGTGCCTTACATCGGAGCACTTGCTGGTGGCATTGCTGGCGTCAGAGCACAGAGACCAATTCGAGGTGGAATGATCGGTGGCCTCGGTGGACTAGCTGCTGGCCAAGTTGTAGGACAATTACTTGAAAGTGAGCGTAGGCGTAGAAATCAAATTGAAAACCAATCTAACATTCCTCAGTATTGATAAACTATAAGAATATATGACTAAATTCCAATGACAAGAATGGCGGGTAGTGTTAAAGGTATCTCAAGTTTCTTGAACCTGAAGCCCGGATATGGAAATATTGGAGGTCAAGGGATACAAGATACAGCACAAGAAATTGCAACAATAATGCAAGGAAATGAAATGGCAGCAGATGCAGGATTGAACGCAGTAACAGATACAACATCAGCAAAAAACTTTGGTTCTAGCATAAACAGTATTGCAGGCTACGAAGCTGGTGCTGACATATTTGGGAGTGTTATGGACAATGTAGTAACACCACTTGGAAACGTAGCTATTTCCAAATTTGGTAAACCTAAAGATACTACACAAGGTACAACATTTGGTACATTTGGTGATTACTCTGGCGGCTTAAAGAATTACGATCCAGGAGTTTGGACCACTAACCTCAGATTTGGAAAAAGCTAAAATGAATAAAGGCAGGACTTAAACAAATGGCTATTGGTGGAATAAGAACAGGAATAGGCTTTAGCGATTTTACGCCAACAGCATCGAAACAGATGCAAGGTGGAGCTGGAGCTGCTGAACTAGCATCTGTTGGTGAAAATTTTAATGCACTACGATCAGGTGCTGTTAACTTTGGCAGCCAAGCCCAGGCAGGCATTGCAGCTGAATCATTAAAGCGACGCGCAATAATGGATTCTAATTCAGAAGGTGCTGAAAATGCTCTAGATGCTATATCCACAGTAAAAAGTAAAAAAATATTAGATGAATATGCGAAGGCTGCAGCAAGAAAAGCAGCTGGTGCATCTAAGTTTGGAAGCTTTCTTCAAGCCGGTGGCTCTTTGATTGCTTCAGCAATAATGAGCGATGAAACGGTAAAAAATAATATTGAGCAAATTGGTGATGCCCTAGCGACTTTACGTGAATTACGTCCAGTCACTTTTTACTACAATGAAGAATATAGTTCAAGTCCTGAAAGACTTCATCACGGGTTCGTTGCTCAGGAGTATGCAAAGCATATGCCAGATGCAACTTATTACGATGAAAGTATTGACAAGCTGTGTATCGACACTACCGAACTTATTGCCCTACTTGTACGTTCTGTACAGCAGTTAGAAACAAAGGTTGCCCGCATGGAAGCACAAACAGCATTAGCAGGAGTTAAGTCATGACTGTCGGACACTCTAGAGAAGACCTTCAATTTCTCATGGATAAAATTGGAGCTACAAGTGTAGATGACGTTCTGAGGTATCTAGGCGGTAAACCTACACAAGGGCAGGTAATGAGCGGCATGGAGAAAACGCTTAATGACGTGACGTTTAAAAAATTACCTACAAAGGTTGGACGGTTTGCAGGATCATCAATTGGTCGTGGAATTGCCCGAGTAATTCCTGGTTTAGCCCTTTTAGGTAATGTCACTGATGCAGCGGATATTGTTGCCGGCGACGATAGCTTAGGAAATAAGGCAATGGATGCAACAGCCATGGTTGTCGGGGGAACAGCAGGGGCACTACTTGGTGGACCACTTGGTGCTTCTTTTGGTGCAAGTGCAGGCAAGATGCTTAGCGACGGCACACAGTTCTTGTTCGGCGGAGGTAAGTCTCCTGAAGAACGTAGAATGGAAGAAGCATTGTTAGCACTACGTGGAGTACAAATATCATGAGACAACTTCCAATTGGTGGATTAGCCGGTTACAACACAGATGCAAGTACCCATAGAAACTGGGCAGATAATTTTGGAGATTTCTTTGCGGGAGATGCACGTAGCGTTGCCAACAAACGTGAGTTAATTGATGGGCAGGTAGAAGCCAATTGGTGGGATCGGTTGATGAACAAGTCAACTGAAGAGTTGACTAATGCCAAAATGAAGAGCTTAGCTGATGAGCTTAGACGAGATCCAAGAGTTCAAAATATTATCGACAAAGGGGGTAAGGTTAATGTAAATGACTCCCAGAGAAGTATTTTAAATAGGAACAACGAACTTGTGAAACTAGATGCCGCCAAAGAAAATGCATCACTTTTACTAGGAGATAGGTATTACGAAGTAGCGGATTTGAATAACTCAAGAGCTGTTAACGCCAAAGTAAAAGAGTTACAAAAAGCAGAAGCAGAAAGAGTATCTAATGAAAGGGGAGGTTCAAAATATAATGCTGAGCAGGCTGAAAAAAGGTATGAAGCTGAGCGTGAATACAGACGTTCACAAGATGAAAACCTTCGTCTTGACCGTAATCTTCAACGCCAGCTATCTGCTGAAAACAACAAGATGCAGCTGCAACTAGAATACGCACGTCTAGGACAAGCTGATAAGTTCAGAGTGCAAGACCGAAAGGATCAAGCAATTATGGCACTGATGAGTGGACTTTCAAATCTAGGTGCAGGATTCGCTCTCTAACCAGCACTATAGATTCGCCATGCTTCATCAGGTGTTAAGCCGCCCTGACCGTAAAATGAAGTACCAGTCTTGAGTAGGTATAGCTTTAACAATCTAAGACTTACATCTTATTTTTATAAATACCTTCGTTGTAGACTGTCCAATCAACAAACCCTCCACTCGCATCATGGAGGTATTTTGCTGCCTTCATATTTTTAACTGGATCAAATAAGTCTTCTCTTGAATTAATGCCAAGTTTTTGAAGCCAACCCCTGTCTTTGTGATAACCCCAGTTAATTTGCATTAAGCCGACGCTATCTTCTCCAGTGGAATCATATAAACCACCTTTAAGTCGTCTAGTACTGTTACTAGGATCATAACCGCTTTCACCTCCAGCAATACCAACAACAACAGCTGCATCTTGTGGTGAGAATCCCTGTGAAATTGCTAAATCTCTAATCGCCCCTTTTGACATAACTCCACTACTGTTAGCAGATTGCTGTGCAGAAATGTTAGTACTTACTGATTCACCTTGATCAGGCTTAGTATTGGCAGGAACAGAAGTAGGTTTTTTAATCGCTGCTCTAATCTTCTCTGCTTCAATCTTTAAGTCCTCAATACGATTATCATATGTCCCCATTTGCTGCATCAGTGACCCAAGCATTTCATTAGGCTCAGTCTTCTGACGCATCTTCATAGCGCCAATACCAAGCAATGCAGCACCACCAGCTAGTTTGCCTGCCTTACGTGCACTACGTACTGAATTATCAAATGATTTATCACGATCGACCTCAATATTAGTCAGCTTGATGTTTGTAGCTGCATTTGTGGCAGCTTTAGCTACTTTCGCATTTGAAGCAATGATCGCAGCTTTATCTTGAGCTGCTGCACGTATTGATGCCTGCCCAAGAGCACCAAAGTCAGTTTTATTATCTGCCAGTGTTTTTCGTATAGCAACTGCTTTTCTAACAGCTGCATTACCAGCTCTAATATAATTATTGACGTTTGCCATATCTTATTCAGATTAGATAACTACATTCTAACTTTGTAGAATAAAGGGAGACATAGAAAAAAAAGTAGATGGCTCAAACTCCTTATGATAATATAAAAAATCCTGATTACAAAGAACCGGATGGGGATGCTGGCAAAACAGGAACTAATACAGGCTTATTCAATTTTCAGTCCATTATGGACCAATTTTTTGGTTGGGAACCGGGGCCAGATGATACTGCAGGTCAGGCACTAAAAAATACTTTTTTGGCAGATAATGTTCAAACAGTAATAAACAATCAGATGGCCAAGGACTTAGCATACACTAATGCTGAGATTGCAACAGGCCAAATGGCAACTGCTGCACAGCTTGAGCTCGCAAACACATCAGCTGTAATGGCGGATGAGTTAGATTATGGCTTGCAAAAGATGGGAACAGAATATGACTACCAGTCTAAGTTTGCGGTTGATGAAGCAAATCGCGGTCTAAATGCTGCTGCACAAGCTGGTGATATACAACAGAATCAAACGTTGCTTGAAGGAGATGAAAATAGACTTAATATTGCAGCTCAGGGTCGAGAAGAGCTTGAGCAAATTAGTGCCCAGGGTCAACAAGATCAAGCTTTACAAGGTCAAGCCTTAACTTCTCAAGAGAAACAGATTGGGTTAAGTGGCGCTGAAGACCTTAAAAAGATTGAAGCGCAACAGTTTGCTGACGAGAAAATAACAAAAGTCAAAGCTGATGCAGAAAAAATGCTAATTCTTGAACAAGGTGGGGTTGATGTGAGTAAGATTAAAGCTCAAGGTGGCATTGATAAGTGGTTGCAGACTGCAGCTGGTAAACAACAGATGGCTCAATTAGAGAAACAAGGTAATATTGATGTGAGTAAAATTCTGAAGCAAGGTGGAGTAGACATTGATAAAATTGAAGCACAAGGAGCTGTTGAAGCAGGAATGCAGAAGGCTCAAATTGGAAGTGACCAAAAGATGCAAAAAGTATCTGGTCAACAGGCTATGGAGCAACTAAAAGCTTCTAACGCTAGCCAAGAGCAAATTCAGAAGTTACAAAATAGTGGACAGCTGAACAATATAAAAACTCAAGGTGATATTGATAAATTACTAGCAAAAGAAGGTATCCAAAGTCAAGAGAAGATGCAAGGTAAGGATATTGCTAGCCAGGAGCAGATGCAACAAGTATCTGGTCAACAGGCTATGGCGCAACTAAAAGCGTCTAACGCTAGCCAGGAACAAATCCAGAAATTACAAAATAGTGGACAGCTTGACAATATCAAAACTCAAGGTGATATTGATAAGTTAATGCAGTCCTCAGGCATCACAAGTCAAGAAAAGATGCAAGGGAAGGATATTGCTAGCCAACAGCAGATGCAAAAGGAGCAAGGGAAGATTGATATCAGTAAAATTACTGAGGCAGGATCACAGGATCTGTTAAAGATTGATGCTCAAGCTAGTGCTGATGAAGGAAATATATATGCCCAAGGCAATGTTGACAAAGCAAGCATTATTGCCAGTGGTGGACAAGAAAGAGAGACACAAGCCCAAGCCTTAGCTTCTCAGGAAAATCAGATTGGGTTAAGGGGTGCAGAGGACAGAGCAACACAAGGTCAATCCTTAGCCTCTCAAGAGAGACAGATTGGGTTAAGTGGCTCAGAGGACAGAGCAACACAAGGTCAAGCCTTAGCTTCACAAGAAAAGCAGATTGGGTTAACCGGTGCTCAAGACGTTAAGAGGATTGATGCACAAGGATACATGGATCAAAAACTGCAGGAGGTAAAAGGAAAAACTGATCTTGATAGTATTTCAGCAACAGGCGACCAAGGTGTCCGCACAATTGGAGCGCAAGGAGACCAAGATCGTAAAACCATGATGCAAAAAACTAAAGAAGAAGGCAAAACGGCTACTAGACAAAGTAAGTATGCACGTAGTCTTGCAGGTATGTTCTGATGACTACATCAACAGCAAAAGGTTCAAAGGTCTACCTTACGTTTGTAGACCAATGGCTGGACACACTACCAGCATCAGAGAGCGAAGAGTTCAAAGAATTTGCTGAGTACACTCCATCAATTATTGAGATTTGGGTATACTCAGGCATTCTTGGTTATCCAGGCACGTTTAATGACCTGTCTAGATGGGTAAAGATGAAATATAAGAAGCTGAACAGACGTGAAATCCTGAATAGTGAAATAGCCGCACTGCATTGTGATATTCAAGAGTTACGCATGGCTGTAACCTCAGGAGAAATTAAAGGAGATAATGGAGCTGCACGATTGGCAGCACTAGAGAAAGAACTCCGATCACACATTGAAGTAAGTGAACGACTTAACCGATCTACAGATAAAAGAGGATTAATCCTTGCAGGTGCTGATCGAGTAATGCGTGAGATGACAAACATTTTTAAGGACGATCCACAATTTGCAGAACCTATTGATAATGCAATGAATGCCGTGTGGGCTAAAGTTTATAGTGAGGTAAGCAGCTAATGATGATTCCAGAGTTACCAGAACTTCCTGAAATTATCGATCATAGTTCACGTGCTATAAGATTACGTAGCACAATTCAAGCAACACTTCCTGGTATGGAAAATTTAGATATTAAAGAATTTTATTCAGTTGATCCTCGCATTATAGAGAGACAAAGATTTTTAGAGGCCATGAGGATTGCATATGAGATTACACGTAGACAAAATCAAATTCAAGCTACTCGTGCAGCTTATGCCGACAGAAGGATGCAGTATCAAGCAGAGCGAAAACGGGGATGGTGGCGTTAGACTATAAACACTATTTAATATATATATATGGCAGTTCCAAGTGTCGCTTTAGCATACAGAAGAACGGCACTAATGAATGCCACAAAAGTAACAGTTAAACCGCCATCTCCAGAAGTTCTAAAAGCCAGAGACAACTTTCAAGACTTCTGTGTATTAATGGGAAAACCTCCAGCAAAGCACATGCTGGAGTGGCATGCTCAGCTGTGTACAGGCAAGGACAGCGAATGTCTGATTGGCATTGGTGGAGCAAATACTTCAATCCTTGCCCCTCGTGGCTCTGCAAAATCCACTGTTCTTGGATTATTTGCTGCATGGATGATTGGTAGACATACCGCAGCCAAGAAAATGCTGAGGATACTATATATTGCTTACATGGTGGATATTAGTCGTGCAAAGTCTGCCACGATAAAAGGAATATTAGCTAGTAGTAAGTATCGAGAAATATTTCCAATGGTTAGGTTATCTAAGATAAAACGTAGTGATGAATATTGGAGTATTGACTATGAATTTGCGGGTATTGATACAGCGGGTGAGGAAGCTTTTACCATTGCGTGTGGAGGTCTTAAGGGTGCAATCACCTCCAAACGATCCCAGCTGGTTCTTATCGATGACCCTATTAAATCCGCTGCGTCAATCAATAACCCGGATATTCGCCGTGAGATGGAACAGACATGGAGTAACGTTATTGCGCCCACTATGTTTCAGGGAGCACGTGCCGTTTGTTTGGGCACACGTTTTCACTTTGACGACATCCACGCCACGTTGTTTGTTCCAAAAAATAATTGGAGGCAGATTGTACAAAAGGCAGTAATAACAGACAGTGAAGGACGACAACGTTCGTACTGGCCTGAGTTTTGGTCAATGAAATATCTCAATGAACGTAAGTTAGAGAATCGAGTTGCCTTTGCTTATCAGTATTTGAACACCGCAGTTCAATCTAGTGATGTTGGAATATCGCCAGATCTCATTGTGCATGGTGAAGTACCTGAAGACTATGACTGTATTGGTGTAGGAATTGATCTGAGTGCAGGATTAAGTGAAAAGAATGATTGGACAGTATTTACGTTAGGTGGCATTAAAGACGGAAAGATCTATATGATTGACCAACGTCGTGTTAGGAGCATGGGTAATCTTGAAAAGATGGACACGTTATGTGAGATGCTTGCTGATTGGAATATTGTTCTTGAAAATGATGAAGGTCAATATTTTCCATCCATGTCAACATGTATGATTTGGCCTGAAGCTGTTGCATATCAATCATCATTTGAGGGTGATTTTAAACGTGTTATGTTCGATCAACGTGCATTATATAATTTAAGCTGTTCACCAGTAAAAGGATTTAAAGGCGACAAATTAGCAAGACTACGAGGAGTGCTTGGACTATATGAACATCGAAAAGTAGTATGGAATAAATGGCGTAAGTGGAATATTCTAGAAGACGAACTGATTAACTTTGGCCATTCGCCACATGATGATGCTGTTGATTCAATGGTGCTTACTATGGGTGGATTATTAAGGCGTGGTGTACTCCAGATGGAGTTCAATGAAAATAGTAACTTAGTATAGCTCTAGTTATAATAAAGAAAATAAAAGTATCTCACTCATGGCCATAAAGCGTACTAATTACAGCCGGATACACCAGTTAATATTACAAAATCAATCTAAAAAGGCACCAAAACGACCAGAGGGTTTTACGAAATCAAAAACTGAACTAGCCAAAGAGAAGGCTGCAGCATATAATAACAAAGAAGAAGCTAAGAAGAAGGCTTTTGCACTTAGGTCGCAAAAACAAGATCCCAAGGCAAAAACTTTGCGGAAAGAGTCAGCCAAAGAAAAGGCTGTAGCATATAAAGGGAATTCAAATATTCAGGTTAAAGGTAACGATAATTCTAATATTGGTAATAATTATAGTAACAATAATGGTCGATCACGACCTGTTGTTTCTCGACCAGTAGTCCAACCTCCAGAGAACAATAGACCTGTACAACAACCAAGCGTTGATACTAGTACTCCTAGGAAACAACTCAGTGGTGGTTATGGTAATTATGAAGAATGGAGCAAGAATAGATTCCAAATGCGCACCGCGGACTGGCAAGATTATGATAACGATGGTATAGACAATAGAGATCAAGCTGGTCCCGGTCAACCTCGTTTTAGTGATTATGTAGATGGCAAACCACCATCCTCGGGAAATGATCAGCTATCTCAAGATCAAGGGCTGGATCGCGTCGCCTTCGCGAAGGAGATGCCTAATAGGGAATCTGCACAAAAAAGATACAGGGAATCAATGCAACAATTCAAAGATCAGTACACTTCTAATTTAAAGAGGAGAGGCGTTGGAAATAAATCCACGAATATTGATGTAACAGGAAACAACAATAGCAATGTAGGAAATGACTATAGTAATAACACAACTAATCAAAACGATTACAGTGTGAATATTTCAGGCAACAATCGTGGAAGATATGGTGGTTTCAGCAATATGCAGGGTGCTGCTGCCTATTCAGCATTAAACAATAATCAGTCACGACGCTCAAACAGTGAACTAAGTGGAAGTACTCGTGCAGCTCAAGCATCGGAAGATGCTGACAGGATTGTTGACGGAAGGGGACGTGCTAAAAGATTGTATAATATGACTGGTTTTGACCAAAATTATTGGCGCTCAAAAGCAGACGCTCAGCAGAATTTCTACTTAGGTGACATATTTAAAATGAACTTAGGTGATTATAAGTTACCATCGCCACCATCTAATCCTTTTGACAACGATAAGACAGATAAATATTACGATGATGCTATAGAGAGGATAGAGAACATCTAATGACTACTGACGCTAGACTTAATAATATAATTATGAAATAAAGATGTCTAACAATAATGCTCAGTTTCAGGAGATTTTGAATGCAGCAAAAGAGAAACGTGGTGATTTACCAGTAGACACAATGATTGTGTCATCACATCTTGCGCAAATGCGTTTGTTCATTCTTCGTCGAGGCGTAGAGTTTTTCTGTGATCAAGATACATATGGTGATCGACGAGAATTCTTAAGTAAGGTTTATGAGAGCAATATGCTCGAAATGAAGCTTGATAGCATCATTGATTATTTCTTGTGTGATGGTCAAGGTCTATTTTATTTCAGACCTTCAGGAGATACATATCAACTTTTATATTTTCCAAAGGATAGTTACAGGTGTTATCGCGATCAAGTTAATGATATTGAACATGTCGAGCTTATCTATACCTTTGCTGTAAAAGAGCCAAGCATGATGGACGCATATGCCACGCCTGGCCAGCGCGGCGGAAGAAAAAAATATATCAAGCTTAAGGTCTATAAAGATCGAATTGAACAAACTATCTCAAATGAAAAGATAGAGTTTGAGAATTCTGGTGGTGCAATGATGATGCAGCAGCCAGGTCAAACCGAGACACTTAGTAATAGCCTTGGATTTATCCCTGCCGTTGAAGTATTTAACCATTTGGATTGTACAGGCGAATCCACAGGTACAGGTGAGTTCGATTGGATGTCTAATCAAATCTTGTTCCACGACGAGCTAGTACGAAATGTGCGTAAGAACATGAAGTTCTTCGGCAACCCCACATTGGTATCTAGCCGGCCACGACACGACATTCTTGAGAGTGGCGATGAAGGTGCAATGCGACCAACCATCAGCTCACAAGCTGGATTTTACGCGATGGATAGGCCTAGCACTCGCACTAGTCAACCAGGTTTCAGTGCAGGTGCTGATGGACAAATCAAAGTGCCAAGGGTGATTGCAAATCTTGAGCCAACTGACCGTGTCTCATACATGACACCTGATGCAGTCAGTGGTGATCAGAACATGTACGTTAAACAGTACAGGTCTGAAATTCGTTTAGCACTCGGTGGAGTTGATGACCTTGACTTCAATATGGCATCTTCTGCTTATGAAATGAAGTCTTTATACGGTAGATGCGCAGCTACTGCAGAGAAGAAAGCGAAAGCACTTTTTGAGTTTGGACTGTGTAAGTTGTTTGCATTAATGATTCAGCATGAAGAATACCTGTTTGAACAGTCATTTGCTACAGCAATGGGGCTAGTGAATCCAGAACCACCCCTAGAAGAACAGTTCGAAAGTACTGAAGACTTTGAACAGGCACTACTTGCTTATCAACAGGAACAGAAAAATTTCTTAGATACAAGAGCTCAATTGTTTTCTGCTAGTATTGAGTCAGGTAATATACCTAATGGGGTTATTGGACTAATCCCAGATGGCAGTAGCAAAGTTAATTGGCGCTGGACCGGAGAAATTTTCGAAGAGGATTCCCAAGGCATTCTAAATAACAGTATTGTCGTAAGGAACCTACAAGAATTAGGTGTTGATTCTATTGAGGCACTTAAGTATCTCTTCCCCAGTAAAACTGATGAAGAACGCGCTGCTATGTTAACTGGATATCCATTTAGGATGGTTCAGCAGTCACAACAAGCTTTCAATACATTCATACAGATGCTTGGTCAGTTGTATCAATTGCCGCATCCACAAATGCCCAATCAGCCATTAGCAGCTGACCCGAATCTTGATATCACAGGGTTCCTATATAGATCACTAGAGTTTTTACGTAAGGAGTTAAGTTACAGTGGAAAGTACAAGTCCGATGATGGCGAGCAACGCCCCAACAAGCTCAGCGACGCCGACCGTAAGCGCGCCAAGCTTGGCCTCCCAACCAGGGATGAGCGCCCCGTCCAGTTACCAGGCAGCACCCCAGGTAACACCCCAGGCACCAACGGGTTACCAGCCAATGGCGGCCCAGCAGGCTTCGGCGGCCCCGGCAGCAGCAGCCAATCCTTGGCAGGAAGCGTTCCAGGCACTGAGCGCAAGCCTGAATACGCCTCAAGCATCCCCGGCCCCGGCGTCGTACTCGGCGTATCAAACACCGACAGCACAGAGCAATACCCAGGCCAGTTGGGGCTATCAACCCCAGCAGGAATTGGTAAGTCAGGCTCAGCAGACCTACGCTCCGCAAGCTTCAACCCAGGGTTATTCGGCCCAGGAGCTCAGCCAAATCCAGCAGCTGGTCAGCCAGCAACAACAGGCAGCGCAGGCTCAGTATCTAAGCCAAGGCGCAAGCGATCCAAGTGATTCTTACCTCAGTCAGATTTCTGACGTAAGTCTTGAAGTACTTGAGCACTTTGGGTCCGAAGCACCAGCTCTACTCAATAACTATGCCTGTGCTGTAGAAGATGCACTAATTGAACAGGTTGGCCGTAACGGCACAATGAACCTGATGCTTGATGCAGCTTCAGAAGAACGTGCAGCAATGAATATCATGCTGACCAATCCTGATGTTTTGTCTGATTACGTCAATGGCTTCTTTGGTCAAGAAGGTCCTTATCCAGTTCCGACTGCTGCTGAAACAGCCGCAATTAACGAGCAACAGGCACGTGAACAGTTTGCACAAGAAATTGCTCAACAGGAAGAGCGTGGAGTTCCTACAAACTTCCAACGCCCTGTAATGGATATGCCTACACCAGGTCGTCAACAAAGCGCATCCACCTCCTTCTGGGGTGACTTCAGCGCTCTGATGGATAACAACCCTGAAAACGCATGGCAGTACCTTTCCGGTGCACCTGCTCAGGCTTTCCAAAGCAAAATGCTTGTCCAAGACTACTGATAAATAACTGTAGGGGGGTTACTTAAAGTAGTCCCCTTTCCTTTAATAAGACAAATCCTTATTTAAAGATATGTTATTACAATAGAACTATAGATTGTTGATTAAAAATGGCACAACGTATTTCTCAATTACCAAGTGAAGCTATTCCTTTTGCACAGGAAGCTCTGCCTTATTCCTCAGTAGCACAAGGCATTGGTGCAATGACTTTGCCTAATGTAGGTATGAAGAATATTCAAGACGGTGGAGCCTATACAAAGTTGCAAGTTAACCCTCAAGGTCAACGTATGCAACAGCAGCAAATGCAAGAAGTACAGCAGAATGCCCTTGCACAACAAGGACAGATGGCAGCAGCGGCATCAGGTCTAGTAGATAAAGCGTTACTAGAGCAAAGTAATGCAGATTATAAAGCTCAGATTGGAATGAACAGCTATATTGCAAACATTATGGATTTAACTGATAGTGGTATGGCAACAAGAGAAATGGGTAATCCCGTGTTGTTTGACAAACGTATGAATGATATTGCTGTTAATCGTGCAATAGCTTCAATGCAAGCGGCAGAACTTGGACAACTTCAAGCAGAGGCTGGACGCTACAGTTAAAGAATTTATTAGAATATACAGATAGGTGTATAGACGGTAAAACTTGTGCGATTAGCTGGTCAAAATGCAGATGCAAATCCAGAAGTATTCCAAACTATATGGAAGCATCTGAGGACTGATGGTGTGCCTGATCAGGCTGCTAATCAGATGACAGCTGAGATGCTGACACATGGAGAAGACTTTGAGAGCTCAGTAGAGAAGTATCAACAATACGAAGACAACTATAAGTCAAAAGGTTTTAACGAGCATGCTGCACAAGCAATGGCCGTTGAAGCATTAGAGGGAAGAGAAGAGGCACCTTCAGAATCAATTAGGTTTGCAAGGATTAATTTTTAGTGTTGACAATAGTAAGAATTAGGGGCTATAGTTAGTACATAGGCGAGTCATTTATATGTCAAACATAAAACTATCAGGGGACTCAGTTCGTTCATACTTGCGTGATATTGGGCGGATTCCACTGCTAGAGCATGAAGAAGAAATCTTGCTAGGACGCAAGGTCCAACGACTGATGGAGATAAAAGAGATTGAAAAAGAAATGGTGATTAAGGATCAAGATGATTTGGCTAGGATCCTTGGTATTGGCAATAAGGAACTGAAACGTCAACTGAGAGAGGGTGAAAAGGCAAAAGAAAAAATGGTGACTGCAAACCTAAGGTTGGTTGTCAGTGTTGCCAAGAAATATACCAAACGCAATATGGAGCTATTAGACATAATTCAGGAAGGGACAATTGGCCTCGTTCGTGGGGTTGAGAAATTTGATCCTGGTCGTGGCTATAAATTCAGCACTTATGCTTACTGGTGGATTCGACAAGGAATTACAAGAGCTATTGCAGAAAAATCACGAGCTATACGGTTGCCAATTCATGTAACAGAGAACCTCAATAAACTCAAGAAAGCTCAGCGTGAATTAAGTCAAATTAATGGAGAAATGCCAACGGTTTATCAAGTTGCTGAGTACCTCGACTATTCAGTTGATGAGATCAAAGATCTTATGTGTAAGGCACGTCAACCTACGTCACTTGAAATTAAAATTGGTGAAAACCGAGATACAGCATTAATTGATCTGCTTGAAGATGAGACGCAGCTACCGGAGATGTTGATGGAGCGCCAAGCGATCAAAGAGGATATGAGAGCAGTAATTTCCGAATTACCTGAAATGCAAGCTGCCGTTATCAGGATGAGATACGGTATCGGGGAGGAAGTGTTTGAGCCAATGTCAATGACTGCAATTGGCCAAGTGCTTAATATGAGCCGTGACCGGGTGCGGACTCTAGAAAATAAAGCTCTTAAATTTATACGTGAGTGTCCTGATACGTTAATTGCACATCTTTAATACAATAGAAAAAACAGCATATATGGCAAATGAATGTCACCAAAGAGATAAACAATAATTATATTGTTTATGGTGCAAGTGAGTACACTGCAAGCAAGGGACTTTCGGCCAGTAAACAGCTTAACTACGCCGCTGGTCCATCACTTACTAATCCTGAAAAACAGACGGTAAGTGTTATTCCGCATACGTTTAAGTATAAGGATAGTGTTGGCTTGATGGGGGCTGAAAACTATTTTACGAAGGTAATCCTTACTATTGCCGGTGATATTGTCAGATCTTGCTTTGAAGAAGAATATTGGTCATGTGCCAAAATAACACCTGGAAGTGATGCATTAGATCCAAACTATAGTGGTGGAATTGTTGATTTCGGTAGTTTTGCAACTGTAAATACTTACGTTGAAGCTGTTGCCGCTGAGGACAGTTTACCTTTTCTGCCAGGAGCAAGAGGGTTTCTTAGTGTTGATCTAAGCAACCTTAAGACTGGTAATGCATATGTAGATAAAGATCTAGATGTTCGTTTATACACAATGGATAGGGAAGAACATCCATTTGACAAAATGTATTTACAAGCCAATGATTATTTTTACATTGGCTTTCATGCACGAAATACTAAAAGGATAAATTATGACATTGAATGCACGATTGGGACTGAACTCAGAAGCTATGATTCGATCGCGGATAAAACACTAATTATGAGGAAGATAAACTCAGGCTGTTATTAGTCACTGTCTTCGTCGATCTCTACTGCTACTACACGGTATCCAGAAGGTGAAGCGTCACTCTCAGATATATCGTCAGATGAGATAGTACAGGTCACACCAACGCTTGATGAACCAAGTACAACTTCCACTGTTTTGTTAGTGGTTTTTCCAGAAAAAGTGGCATTGCCAGTAAGAGTCCATTGATAGGTTAATTGTGATGCATTACCATCATTTGAAGCAGTAAAGGTACAAACATCACCTTCCTTACCTGAGGAAGGACCACTTACATTAACTACACCAATTGACTTTGTTGTTGGACGAACTGCTGCAGTTGGTGGAGTTACAGTCATAATTTTTCCGCCACTAATTTTGGGAAATACATAATGCTCAATGATCTGCTTATCTTCTGTAAACAGGGCTGCTCTAGCTACGCCATTACAGATATAGAAGTTAAAGTTAAAATTTCCGTCATGATCGATACGAATAGTTGACAGAGAACTTGCATCAATTGCTAACAGTACCGAATTTCCATCAACAGTAACTTTAAAAAGTGCGCAAGATGCATATTGAACACTACCCGCATTGACAGCCCACCACTTTTTAATAGGAAACTCAGTCCCACTCCTTGGACGTTGCAGCTTCATTTCTGTACCAGTATGCTTTTTAACTTCTTTAAAGCCTTTAAGCACAAGACTATCAGCCATCAGATTTACATATAACTTTCTTCTATTTTAGTCCATTTAAGATTGTCTATAGTGTTATTTAATTTATCACCATCAATATGCTTAATTCTGCTGCTTGTCCTATATTTACCGAGAGGTGTTGGTGGTGATTCAAGAAATGCCAAGGCGACTAACTTATGAACCGCAACTGTTATTGTTTGTTTGCGTCCTATACGTTGAGTTAGATTGACTTGTGAATAACCATTCTTATTTCTTCGAGCTTTAAGGATACGTTCAACAATTCCCTTGGTACTTTTGACTTCTCCTAAACAGTTCACATAGTACTCAATACAACACTCAAAGCCTGGCAGTAAATGTATCGGCTTCCAAACACTGTCATCTATAAATTCCATTACCATAATATTTTGGGGTTCTATTAATAAATACTAGCAATTATTATTAATATCTAATTATGTGGCTAAGTCGAAGTCACTTATATAACTATTAGTTTGGAGTTACGATCCTATGTGGATTGATAATGACTTTCCCAAACTTCTTGGTGCAGAACTTTACCGTCCTCATCCTGCTTACATCATTGAGATGGCAGTTGAGCCAGTAGTCGTACACGATTTCTCAAAGCAGCCCGGCCAGACCGTTCAGCTTGATCGTTACCGCTTCTGGGGTAAGCCTGGCACTAAGGAGTCCCGTGAGCGCACAGCCGACCAAACCCTCGGTACCGCTTCCGCCCGCAATATTGTCAAGGACAAAGTGCTTGTCACTCTGCGTGAATACACCGGCCCCGCCGATACTCGCGACAGCGCACAGCCTTCTACTTTCAAGGTTGCTCGTGAAACCCTGATCACTGCTCAGCGTCTTCTACTTGACACTGGCAATCTCAACGTCTTCCACCAGTCGATTGGAAGCTTGACCCTTTTGGATGATTACCGCCGCTGGCGCGATCGCGTCTTCGCGAACGAACTGCTTAAAGCAGAAGCTGCCGGTCAAGCATCTAAAGAACAAGGCGGCTACTACCTTCCCGGTGGTAAAGCCAAAGGTGGTTCAGGTGGCACCCTAGGTGTTACTTACGCTGCTGGCGAATCTGCCAAGTTTGACATCACAACTGACCTTCTTGAAGTTGTAAAGGACATGCGTAAGCGCAACGTCCCAACCTTCTCAGATGGTTACTACCGCTGCATCGTGGACCCCACGGCAATGATGCACTTGCGCCAGAACAACGACTTCCGCGAGATTGCTCGTTATCCCGGCACAGGCATGATCAACCCCATGCAGCCAAACCAGGCACCCAACGCTAATTTCTACCAAGGAATGGGTCCTGCTTATGGACAAGCCGGCTTTGTTGCTGGTCAGCCCGTAATGCCAACTGGCTTCCTCTTCGAGGGCGTCCGCTGGTTCGAGTCCACCAACCTGCCTGAAACTTCATACAACCTTATTGTTACTGACCAAGCCAGTGGCGCAGCTGATTACAGCGCTAGCCAGCTGATCTTCTTCGGTCCTCAAGCTGTAGGCGTTGGCATCGGTGGTAATAACGCTCAGATTCTTCTCAACAACAATGATGATTTCTCACGTTTCATCATTATGATTTGGAGTCTGTTCGCCGGTTTTGAAACCCTGAATAAGGATTTCATCACGGTTGGTTACTCTTTCGTATATTGATAGGAGCTAACTAATCATGACTGTAATTTTTCCAGGTAACTATGTCACACAACTGAACGCATATCGCGATCAGGGTGTTGTGGCCCTCCCCGGTGTTGAGTTCTACCGTCTCGTCGGTGCACTTGTACTTAACCCTGACACTGATAGTGTCACAACAACTGCTGGTGTTCTGAATGCTGGTGATTACCAGCCTCAGATCCTGTCTCCAGACCTTCGTCAGGATGACAAGCCACGCTTGGATAAGCTTATGACTATCCCTGCAAATGCCGTTGTTTATCGCACATCTGTTTCTGCACCTGGTGTTAAAGCTAATGCTTCTGCAGACACTATCAAGATCAAAGCTCTTGGTGCGAATGCTCCAGGTAACACAGGTAGTGAAACTACACTGACTGCTGGTTCTGACAAGTTCTTCCCTGCAAACGGTGTATCTTCCGTACTAACCAGTATTATTGACGGAACAGCAATCAGCACATCCGCTGTAACCAACGTTGAAGTCACTACATCAGCTGCATTTACTGCAGAACTGAAGGACTCAGCAGGTGCAGGACGTAACGCTCCTTCAGCAATCATTGTTGAAGTTTGCTACTACATCCCTGCTCCAGCTCCTGGCTACGACGATGTCAGCATTCCATATGCAATTGAAGCTGGTCAAGGTACTTGATCTCTTTAATTATCTAATCTCAAGAGGTCCTAAGGGGCCTCTTTTTTTGTGCCTATAATAATGAAGTGTAGTAAGTATAGTAATGAGTAACTTATTTCAAGATCAAAAAACAGGAAAGCTTGTCGAATTTATCAATAAGCACGATAAAGAATTTGCGATGGTTCGTGATGCCGGAGGGCAGATCACTTACGTTAATTTAGAGCAACTAGTACCCTACGATCGCGACAAAGGGCGCTTAGCAAAAATTGCCGCTCCGCAAATAGCATTAGAGCCAGAAGAGCAACTACCATCAACTGTAGTTCCTATTGAAGATGCACGTCTAAATCTCAATACCGCGCCTGCTGAACAAATTGCCAAACGCCTTCCTGGTGTTGGCTATGCAACAGCAAAAAGGATTGTAGAACTTCGAATGTCGTTAAGTGGTGAACGGTTTGCCAACTTAAAGCAGTTAGAAAATATTCCACGTGTTAACTGGGAACAACTCATTGAAGAGGACTTAATTTTTATTAGCTAAAATATAAGTAAATAGTTTAAATGATAATGGACCCACGTATTGAACAAGTGCTTTTAGCTCAAGCTGCAAAAGAAGCAGAAGAGGGTCCAGGCCTTAATGAGGCGATCGCATTAGGCGCTGGTGGAGGTGCAGCAATAGGTGCATTGGGTGGATCAGTACCACATGCTTTAGGCAAGGGCATAGGCCACCTGCGTGGTACTAATCAATTCATGAAGCCTGGCCTACGAATGGCGGGAAGTCTTGTTGGAACACTTCTCGGCGGAGGATTAGGTGCTGCAGCACAAGCTCAAGCAATAAGCGAAGCAGGACCTGCTGGTGCATTGCTCGCCAAAATTCAATCACAAGGTGGCTTAATGCCAGGCGACGAGGCAAGACTAGAGGCCGTTCTGCGTGACGCTTATTCACAACAGGGGTTAATTGGCTGATGGAATTAGATGATTTACTAAAGTCAAAAGCAAGATTTCACTTAGGCATTAATGCAGGTGCTCAAATTCCAGCAGGTGATAGAGCACGGGTAGAAGAGGCAATGGCACTTATACCTGATGAATATTGGTACAATCAAATCGTGAATCATATTCGTAGATGTGATTCAGCATGGGATAACAGTGAATATTTCCCAACCGACTCAAGCGGGTCACCTAATTACAGCCGATTAGAGCAGATTGCTGGAGATGTCCAACGAACCATTTCAACGTCAGATCCATTAAAAGGTGACGAATATTTTAGGGAAATCTATCTTAGAGAAGTTGATCGATTAGCAGAAACCTTATACGTCGCCAATTATCGGAGACCAGAAGTAAGACGCTATGTATTTGATCGTTCAGGATCTGAATTTATTATGGCAGTTCCAGGTCCAGCCGATACTGCGGTAGGGACAAGAATGATGCTAAATAATATGTGGCGTTAACGGTAGAATAAACATAGGAAATAATTGTGCAATTATGGGAACTCAAAAAATCACAATGGGTCGCGGTAGAGATACTGACTACGAATCCAAAAAAACCGCTGCTCTAGCACAAGCTGGAATGGGTGGTGATTATATGTGGGGCCTTCAGTCTGGAATGGAGCAAGTGTATGAAAATGGCACTGGCCAAGCATCAAAAGCTTCTCGCAATCCTCGGTACGGAAACGTAAATATCACAACGGGGGATGCATTAGATGGTGCATACGGCAATTTCAAGCCTATGCACGACAATGCCGGCAATCAACTTGCAGCAGAACCACAAAATCAAACTGGATACTTGGAAGGAAGTTATTCTCAAACAATCCAACCCCAAGTAGATAATGAAATAGCAGCACAACAAGCTGTTGAAAGGGTCCAATTGATGGCGCAAGGACGTCAGTATCTAGGCCTCAATGACCGCCAACAAATGTATCAGGTATAATCATGGCAAACGAAAATAAACGTAATCGTCGAATGCAGTTGGATAAAGATCCAAATGCACAGACAGTCTCTACTGATACTACAAGTGGTATTCCATCTCAACCAATCCCAGGAATGCCTCAAGGTGCAGGCAACATGATGAATAATCCTCAGGTTGCTCAGTCAATGGGAGGAGGGAGACCACAGCCAGGTGGATTAGATCCAAATAATCCTCGATCACCATATGGAGATCCAGTATTTACACAAGATCAATTGGCGCAAACAGGAAGTATAGGCTTTACGCAGAACTCTGGTAACAATCAAAATTTTGTTCCAGGTCGAAGATTAAATTCACAAGCTTATAACAGTGTTATGCAGCCTGAAGAAGGGATGTCAATGGATATGCTTCTTCCACAAGGTCTTGCAATGGAAGCAACAACACGTGCGCAGAAACTGTATGCAGCTGGAAGTGGTGATCCAACACCTTCGTATAAAGTAGGTCCTCTAGGCATGATGGGTACACCTATAGAATCTCAATTGGGAGGTGAAGTGAATCCAGGTCAGATGATGCCTACTATGAGTGGACAAACAAATACAACTATGCCCTTGCAAGGTAATAATACTCAAACATTATCAATGGGGAATACAAATAGTTTAGGACCTGAGAATACTGGAAATCTAGGCATGAATACAGGCCGTGGCGGCGGTCGCAATCAACTCGCATAAGGTAAATAACAATGGCATCAACCTCTACTAACAAACAACCACTTTTAGTCGATCATGTATTACATGAGGTCGTCGATCTAGCTGGTGCAACAGTTGCACAAAATGCAGGAGTAGATATTGCAGGTACTAACAATGCCTCAATCATTATTGATAGTACAACCAATGACGGTTGCATTATTGAAGACATCTATGCAATTGCGAGAACAATTAGTACTGGATATAAAATCAACTTGTACTTAAGCTCAGCAGCAGATTATTTAAGACAGCAGCAAGGAGTATTTGTCGCAACGCTTACTGGAGGAACAACTGTAGGTACTCGGACACATATCGAAGCGTTGCCATATATCTTGGCACCTGTACCACAGACAGGGAATGTAGGTACTGCACTGGCCTCTAGCAATTTCTCCTTTCGATTTAGAGCACTGTATGTTCCTAAAGGAAAGGCACTATGGGCAGCTGTTGAACAGCAGTCTGCAGGAGATCAGGCAACAGCAGCGCCCCTGCTTGGTGTGCAAGGTGGATATTACTAATGGCTAAAAGGCAAAATGGCTTTGGTAAAACCAAGTCTTTTGCGTTTAAAGGACTAGCTCCTATTAATGTCGGCAAAAAGGGGCAAAACGCTGGTCTAGCCCCATCTGTTCGTAGCTTTGGTACAACTGTAAAAAAATCTATTATTCAGAAATATAATCTGAACTCAGACTGGGTAAAATGGCGAAAAGGATATGAATACTACAATCGTGCTGCTTGGTATGAATTAGAAACATACGATAATTTAACAGAGCAATATTCAAGAACATCACTAGATTCAAAGTTATATCAAGGCACGCCGAATGAGGTAGATGTTACTTTTGAAGGATACAAATTTGCAACAAAGAACTCAGACAGTAACAACCACTATGTAATGAAGCGAAAGAGTACATCTAACGTAAACATAGGTACGATCAGTAGTGTACAAAATAATCCTTATTTACATCTATTAAATCAACAAAATAAAGAAATATGGTGTGAATTTACAAGCGGTCCCAACTACGAGATATTGCTACAGATGATGGGTGAACGCATTGATGATAGTGAAACTGAAGCAACAATTTCTTATCTATTAAATTCTTCTAAATATCCTGCAATCTATATTGGAAAATCAAGTTCTCCATCGACAACCGTTGAAGTAACTATACCACTAGCAGATTTAACTTACCAATCAAATGTTGAACCAATTCAGGACTATAATTCATTAATCGATCAAATAGTATATATACCTTCTTTCTTTGTCAATAAAAACAAAACTCAAATTGATAGTTTAAATTGGACGGATGGCGTAGAAACTTTTACAGTTGCATTAGAAGATACTGCATCAAATCAATCTTTAGAAATCTTGAATAGAAATACAAACGAACTACCACCGTCGTTATTAGATATAACAAGTCTTGCAAATACAGTTAGCACTGCAAATGCCACATATACCGTAAAAGGTGAATTTTTATTTAACAAGCCAAATTATCAGAGATTTTTTGGCAAACAGTACTTAACAGCTGATTTGGTTGATTTAAATACTGATAAAGCGGCATATACAATAATGCCATTTAGTATTTTGGGGGTAGAGGTTTCAGGTGGAAACCTAATTCTTAAATCTGTACCGGCAAGAACAGAACTTAAAATTACTTCAGATCCAACAAATGGAACAATAATATTTACTGACTATAGTTTTACCAAAATAAGTACTGATACCTACAGTGGTCAGTATTACCATGTTGATGATATAGCCGATGAACAGTGGTTGTTATTAGATACAGATGTAGATCCATGGATGGATGAAGTGTTTACCAAAGGTATTCCGCTTAAGCCATCAACGGTCTTTGCATGTAGTTGTCCAAATTATTCTCAAGCAATTCTTAGTGCGCCACAGTCCACACAAGACAGCGGAACGAGAAAGATTAATAGACAACGTAGGTACCCTCTTCCAACAGCGATGAGTCCAGATGATTTTTCAGTGGAAGGACGCAATCAAGCAGCTGGCAAGACTACTAGTTGGGAGAAAAGAGAACACAGGATGAAGTTCAAAATGTGTAAGCATACAATTGCTGCTCGTTTTATTGAAAGAATTAAAACAAAAGAACCTAATGACTATCCAACAATTGAGTCCCGAGAGCAGTTTAATGAAAAGCTTGATTCGGAAATGAATGAGGTTGGAAATCGATTTGTTGAATCATACAAACGTGGCGGAATTACAACACTTGAACTCATCTTTGCCTTAGGACAAGGCTTAAACTTGGATGACGTTGAAATGGCATATGTTATTTTTGGCACTAATTACTAGTCAGATAATTATAAGGTATAGAATGATGATGCATACAAGTTAGCTATATGTTTAACGAATCTGACTTTCAGTTGCCATTAGAAAAACAACTAAGATTGCAAGTAATTAAATCAGAGATACAAGAGTGTACAGATATCGATGCACTCAAGGAGCAACTATTGCCATGTGCAGAGATGTTGATGAAATACCAACATTTACTAGCAAAAGCTGTTGAGGTTAATTTAATAAATTACCTAGGCTTTGAAGTGCCTAACGAATAATAGTACAGAAGTAAAGCATGTTAAGGGAAGAGAGTTAAAATATAAAGAGGATTATTACTCCGGTATAGGTTTTTACCAATGGCAAAGATACAACTAAAAAGATCAGTAATTTTAAACGGTTCAAATGCACAGGAACCGACTGCGAGCCAGATGACATTTGGCGAAATAGCTGTCAATTATAATTCAAATGATCCTGCTATCTTTATTAAAGACAGTACTGATTCAATTATACGTATAGCAGGTGTTAACGCAAAAGGTAATACTCCAAGTGATATTCAAGGATACCCAGATATAACTGATGGAGAAGGCGCAACACTAGACAATAGATATTTAAAAGTTGGTGCATCTGCTGGTGCACAGGTGATACAATCCACATCCACAACTGATTTTAATGGCGGATTAAAAGTAAGTGGGGGATCTACATACTTACTTGAATTGGCTCATAGTGGATCTACAAAACTTGCTGTATTAGCCAATGGCAATGTAGGCATTGGAACTGTCTCTCCAACAACGCTTTTTGACGTAAATGGAAGCGTGAACTTTGCAGGTTCAGCTACTCTTAGTGGAATAACTTCTGATAGTACTATATATGTAAATAGAACAGGATCTACTCAAACTGCATTTCAGGCAAGCTTAAGTGGAACAACAAAAGTTGACATAACAGCAGGCGGCTCCGCCACCTTTGCTGGTACCGTTGGCATCGGCGGCACGCTCCCCTCAGCGCCGAACATCTCGCTGAATGCGGATGGCAGCGCGAGTTTTGCTGGTATAGCACGTATTGGTGACCCAGACAATGCTGACCAAACGTCTGCTGATGCAGCGGGCGTGCGGATTTCTAATGCTGGTTTAGTTAAAGTTAAAAAATCTTCGACTGCGGGTAGTGCTATTGCTGTTGTTGACGTAAATAACTCTACTAATGCACTAATTACCGCCAGTGGCATCGCCCAGTTCAATACTCGCGTTAATATCGGAACTGAAACTGAAGGTCATGCTGACGCTGACGAACTGACACTTGCAAGCACCGGAAACACCGGCATGACGATTAGGTCAGGAACATCTAACTCTGGAGTTATTTACTTCTCCGACTCAAATACTGGCACTGCTGAGTATGCAGGATATATTCATTACGATCATGGTGACAGTTCGCTAAGGATTGGAAAAGCTACGTCCGAGCAAGTGCGAATCGATAGCTCGGGCAACGTCGGGATTGGCACTAGTTCGCCTGGGTCGATATTGCACACAGCAGCAAATGATCCTGAAATTCGCATCCAAGACCTCAGTGTTTCGTCGGCTAATACTTCAGATGCAAGGGTCGGTTTTTACCATTCGGGAGGAACCAAAACTGCAGAAATTGGTTTTACTGCGACGGGAGACAATACGTCACTCAAGTTCCGGTCAACTGTTGCCACTGGTTTAGCACTTGGGACAAATTCTACAGACGCTTTGTATATTGACTCGTCACAGAACGTCGGCATCGGAGTTACTACACCCGGCGCCAAAGTACAAATTCAACATACTGCTGGTCTTCCGGTTACATCTGGTACCACCCAGACGCATGGAGCCTTGCGTTTAGGTGCAGGCGGTACCAACTCCGTCCTTGATATTGGTCATTCAGGCTCAACGGGTGCTTGGCTACAAGTAACCAATAAGACTGCACTCCTACCAGCAAACTCGTACCCGCTTCTCCTAAACCCCAACGGAGGCAACGTCGGCATCGGCACTACGAGCCCACAACAGCCACTACACATTTCAAACGCACTTCCAGTTATAAGGCTACAAGATACAAGTACAAATGCTTATAGCGAAATTACAAGTGACAATGCAGGGAACGTCTACATCAGTGCTGACACTGGAAATAGTCAAGCAAGTACTTCCATCCGCCTTCAAGTTGATGCCGATGAGAAGATGCGAATCGATAGCTCGGGCAACGTTGGGATTAATATCACCCCTAGTGGGAATTCTAAGCTACAAGTTAATGGCAGTATGCGTTTTGCTGGAAATGGCAACGCAACTGATAGCACTAGTCCGATTATATACAGGGCATCTGGCAATGATTCTCTTGTATTTGCTAGTGGGAATGTGGAGAGAATGCGGATTGACCAGAATGGGAACCTAGGCCTAGGTGTGTCTAATGTCGGCAATATATTAAATCGTAGTCAGATTGCAGTCGGAGGAAGCGCTGGTGGATTGATTGACCTTCTGTATGGAGGCGCATACACCGGACGGCTGATAGCTAACTCTGATAACTTTGTAATAAGGTCCGAGAATAAACTTCGAATCCAGACCGGTGGGAGTAGCAATGACGATGTATTTATCGATAGCTCAGGCCGCGTAGGGATTGGCACTACGAGCCCTGGAGAACTACTTTCGCTTAGCCAAAATGTAACAACAGAAGCCAATTTGTTGTCTCTTACTGGCACGTCTTTGGCAGACGGAGAAAAGATTTTTACTACCTTTAAAAGAGGAGCTGTAAACCTTGCAAGAGTTGGCGCTGAAGTAGGAGGCGCTGGCACTAATGGGCAGTTAATTTTTGAAACTGCTATTTCAAACACTTCAACCGAGCGAATGCGAATCGATAGCTCAGGCAACGTCGGGATTGGTACGTCGAATCCTTTAACTAGAATACATTTAGCAGAAACAGGAGCTTCTGATGAGCCTACCTTATTAATTGAATCTGAAAACTCTAAGATTTATCTACGAACCGCTGGTTCAAGTGGTTCATTCCCGACAGGCGGTGGCCCTAACGACGGGGAACTTGTTTATGTAGGAGGAGATTTTCGAGTCGGCGCGCAGGCGGCAGACAAGAGTCTTATATTTTTCAGCGGCGGGTATGACGAGCGAATGCGAATCGACAGCTCGGGTAACGTCCTCATCGGCGGCACTCTCCCCGCATCGCCAAACATCTCGCTGAATGCGGATGGAACTGCCGAGTTTGGTAATGATATTAATGTAGGTGGTGGCTTCGCGACTACGGACGGTGTCACCCTCCAATCAAATGGCGTGATAAAAGCACGTGGTGACTCTCTATCGCCAACTAATGCAGGTCTTGCTGTTTTTAGAGATGGTATCACTACTGGTGACATTACCGCTAGGATTAATTTTGATGGATCCGCCGCGTTTGATGGAAACGTCGGCATCGGCACGGGTATAAACACGGCACGGTCCCTAGAGATTATCAGCCAAAGCGAGGCTGG